TTATTTCCTGCAAATGGTGTTCATCTTTCATTTATGGAATCTGATATTTTAACTATTGTTTATAACAAAGTTTCAAAATACATTCCTATATCTGAATCTTCTTCACTTTTGCAGGAAATAAGGGACTATCTATTATCTAGAAAAGTTCCTTTAACTCTTAAGGAACTACATACTGTTACTAATAACTGTAAAAAGTGTACACTTAATACAAGTGCCGAACTTCCTAAATGGAATGTTCAAAACCCTGATGCGGTTATTGTTATAGAATCTCCATCTGTTGACTCTCAATCTATATCTTATATGATTGATATTATTAAGCAAAGCGGATTTAATTCCAATCAGCTATGTTTGACATATGTCAACAGATGTCCTAAAAACTCTAAGTATGAAAATTCTGAAATTATAAATTGTTCACCATATCTTCATACGGAACTTCAAATACTTAATCCTAAACTAATAATTACTCTTGGGTCTTTACCTGCTTCTGTTCTATTTGGAACTGAAGTTAAACTTAAAGACTATAGAGGAAATATTGTTTGGCTTGGTAGTTGGCCTATTCTTCCTACCTATTCTCCGACATATGCTCTAAAAGCAGGTGGTTCCGTTCTTGAACATTTTAGCGAAGATATCGCTAATGCTTTTCAGTTTATATATAACAAAAAGAAAGACACTTAAAATGACCACATCACCATTATCTCTTATAGATATAACTGAATATGATTTAAAAGTTTTTGAATCTATAGTTCTTAACGATGTAAAGAATTCATCTACCGATGAAGAAATTGATTATTTAAAATCTAATTTGGATTTATGGGTATATACTCTTTTAGTCATGAGAAGAAATGCTGAGTATAGCCTTTCTTCTAGAAATTCTTCTAAGAAGGCTACCCTTTCAAAGATGACGGCTGAAGAAAGATCTCAGTCTGAGATTGAATCTTTTCTTACATCTGAATCTCAATGGAGAATTAACACCATAAAGTTTCTTTCTGTATTGGAGAAAAAGATTCTTTACGTTAAAATTTTAATTAAGCAGTCTTAATTATGGCTAATCAGATTTTGTATACTCCATCAATTTTATACATGTCTGAACCAACGTTGTGTGAAAGTGATTCTTTTTACTTTTTATCTAACTATAAAACTCTTTTTCCTGACAACTACCTTTATTCTTCCAAAGATTTAGGAATAGATAATTCTTTATCTTTTGCAGCTTTGTTTTCTACTTTTCATGGGAGAATAAAGGTAAGTCAAAATTCTACAGACTCCATATCGTCTGTAATGCCAATAGATGTTTTTAGATATAAGATGCTTGAAGATCAGTCTTGGCACACTACAGCAAAGCTGCCTTCTTCTTATAAACCTGGATATATAGTTGAAGGTGCTTTTTGGTCTAATGGAATGTATTATTTGGTAAGAGAAGAATCTCCTGATTCTTTTATTGAACTTAATCTATACATAGATCACTATACTAAAGGAATGTATAACTACCCATGACTATCAGAACAACTTTTTATCGGAGCAGCTCTTTTATAACTAATGTAGCTTGGGATGAAGATTCCGAGTCTTTAATGGTTAAGTTTGTTTCTGGTACCACTTGGGTTTATTTTAATGTTCCAGAAGAAAAATACGTTTCTATGATTCGTGCAGAATCTGTCGGATCTTATTTTAATAAAAATATTAGAGATTTTTATTCTTCTCAAAGAATAAATTATAGCTTTGAGGACAACAATGTCAAGGAACAAGAAAAAGAACAAAAAGCAGAATAAAAACAATAACGGTTCTTATTTTTTAAAAGATAATTCAAAACGTAAAACTTACAGTTCTAGTTCTCAGATTAATGATATAGCTAATACTGTCTTTGGTGGTATATTTTATTATCCTTCTAACAGATAAAATTTTCTGTTTGTGATATAATAATTATGTTTTTATTATACCAAAGTAAGAAGGTTTTATGACTACAATAATCGGTATTCAAGGCGATGGCTTTGCAACCATTTGTGCTGACTCAAGAATATCCTCTTTCGGAGATGAGGGTATTGCATATCAGGTAACTACACTCAGCCAGTCATCCAGCAAGATTGCCTCCAATGGCAGTTATCTTCTTGGTGCTGCTGGTGATGTAAGAGCTATTAACATTCTTCATCATGCTTTTATTCCACCTCCTCCACCCCCTGGTCTTTTTGGAAAAAAATTAGATCAGTTTATTACTGTCAAGTTTATACCTGCTTTAAGAGAGTGCTTTGAAAAGCAAGGCTACGCTGCTCCTGAAAGAGAAAACTCTTCTCACATAGCTGAACATGGATCTACTGTATTGGTTGCTGTGAATGGTATAATTTATGTTATTGATGGCGACTATTCTTGGACGTCTGATGTTAATGGTATATACTCTTTAGGAACCGGTAGTTCTTATGCGCTAGGTGCTTTAAGTATACTTCTTGGCACAAAAGAAAGAACCCAGAAGACCTGTAAAGATTCTGCTATGAAGGCATTAAAGGTTGCTTCAACATATGATCCTTATACTGGATCTCCTTTTCATACTTTTTTCCAACAGAAAGATACTAAATAAACAATATGAGTACCGTAGAAGATATCATTTATGAAAATGTTCATGGTCCAGTTACATCTTATGTTCTTGTTGCAACTTACATAGATGATGATGGACAGACCAATTTATACTTTGATACTTCTGATGAACAAGAATTTCATATTACTGCTGGGCTTTTAAAGTTTGCCGATGTCCATGTAAACAATAAAATTTCAGATGTTCTTCGTTACAATTTAGATCAAGAAGATTAAACTTAAGGATTTATTTTGAAATGCAACAAGAAAAACTAACCTGTTCTCAATGCTCGAAGAAATGGACTAGAGTCAAATCTAGAGGAAGAAAACCTTTATTCTGCCCATCATGCATTGCAAAGAATACCACCCCTCCTCCTGTTCAGCCTAAAGCTGCAGTTAAAAATTCTCCACCAAAAGAAGAAGAAAAAGAAGAAGAGCTTTCTACAGATTCTCTTAACACTAAGTCTAAACTTGCTGTAGTTTACAAGGCCTTATATCCTGTTCCCAGCAAAGATAGCGATCAGTTAAAAGATCAGGGACCAAACGGCTCAGTCTGGAAATGTTCTCACTGTGGATATACAATAACTATAGGTGTCATATTATCTGATATTCCAACGCATAAATGCGATCCTAATTCTATACGAGTAAGAACACTACAAAGAATATCATAATTTTTTCTCCCATTTCACCAAAGGAATCCATGACACTTAACGAAATATCTTCATCTATTATTAATCTTTTTAAAAAAATATATAATGTTCTTCAGGCTTCTAAGGTCATAGAATTGTTTTTGCTTTTAATTTGGAAGCTATTCTTTGATCGCAAGCCTTTATTCTCCATGTAGGAATCAATGAAATTTAATCCATCAACCTGGATAGATCAATATACTTCTGAGCAATTAGAAGATTCAACTAATCTTGTTTATGATAAGTATGGACCTATTCCTTTTCCTAAACCAGGAATGTTTAGTTTAAAACTAAATAAAAAAATTAGTGATTTAAAACTAGAAAAAGGTAAAATTAGTAACTTTTCAGATTTTGAAGTTGTTCCTTATACTTTAGACCAAACTTTATTTTCTATTTATAAAACTCATCTACCTTTTGATCTTGATGATTTTTCTTTTTTAGAAAAGAAGGATGACAAAAATACTTACCACATAAAATGTCATCATTATTCTTTTGATACTCAGAATGATGTTTCAATATTTAAACAGATTTCTGATTTGATTGATCAATTTTACATTCCCGCTAAGTACTTTAATGTATGTTTATCTGTAAATGTGCACTCATCTTTGCTCAGCCAATATGATATTGAATCTTTTCCTTCAGATAAAAATGAGTTATGTACTTTATTAGGTTTACCTAAACACGAAATAAACTATTTAGATATAGATATGTGTATGTCAGATTTAGGTTTAGATTTTAGAACTATTACAATTGAAAAGTCTCTTCCTTTTTGATACAATTGCACTATGGATATAATCTTAGAAGCAAAAATAAATAACACTATCAATGAGATAAATAACCAACTTGAACACGAACATATAGATAACTTCGTGGCTAGAACGCTTATGTCTTTAGCTGTTAACAGAATTTCTCTTTTAATGACACATATAGGATATTTAGAAAATAAGCTTCAATCCACTCTTGAGTCAAACAAAATAATGACTGTTCAAGCTGAAAATCTGATAGCAGAAAATCAGAGACTTTCTCAAATAGCTAAATATTAAAATAATCACCCAACGAAAGAGATTTTAATGAAATCATTTACTAACGCAATCAATAACCTTGCTGCTGCAATTAATTCTGTAGCCAATGAAATGAAAAAGAACAATATTGATTCTTCTTCATTTAAATTAAAAAAAACAACTACTTCAAACCCTTCTTCTTCTGAATCTTACGTTTCTTATAGCAGTGAGGGTTGGCATTCTCTCACTGTTTTTGAGAAGGAACAACTTTATTACATCTATAAAGCTTTAATGGAAAAGGGTGTTAACCCCAAGTACCATGAAACTGTCTACGATAAGATAATGGACTTACTCCATAGCAAGTGGCCTAACCTTCACAGACCTATAGAAAAATTAGTTTCCTCCAAAGAAAAGTACATTCAAAATAAAGGTTATCTTTCTTCTAAAAATGATATTTGGAAGAAGAATATTTAAGAATGAATATACCTTTATCCCTTCATTCTAAAGAAAAATTAATAAATGCATGGGGTCCTGAGGTTATACTTAAATGTTCGTGTAGGGAGTGGCCTTCTCATTCTATGTGGAACCAGTACCCTTCACCAATATGCCCACTATGCAGAACTACATGCGTAGTAATCTATAAAGAATGGAGCTATGTCACAGATGGATCGTGAAGCTATAAGAACATCCTATTTAAAAGCCATTGGTTACCAACCACCATTTTATGACTATGATCATTTTTTGGCTTTAAAGAAAATTGCTGATGATATGTATGTTGTACTGATTAATGAGCTAGGATCTTCTAGCGTTACAGTTGAGTATGAAAAGCTTTTTGAACTTACTCAATAAAGGATTTTTTTACCGTGCCATTAGACAGTCACCAAAAAATTAAATATAGAATAATAGCCAAATTAGATGAACAAAAATATAAATCTTGTGACGGTATGGATCCTAACCTATGGCCAAGACTAAAAGATAAAATTTATGTTCTTGCCACTTGGCCTACTCTAGAGTGGGCACAATGGTCCGCTAAAGCTCATAGAGAATATCAACATTCTAATTTAGATACATCTACAGTAGAGATAGTAGAAATAAATGATTGATCAGGAATACAAAATGCAAAAATACACAGCAGTAATCACTCTAACCATAGATGAGTTTGAAGCTCATGATGCAGATCACGAACGTGATATTGTACAGATTTTTATTAAAAGAATATTAGACGCTAGAATTTGTGAAAGCTCTGATATTCAAGTGCAAGTCGATACATTTATAAAGGAAGAAATTGAATCATGATAAATGAACCAGAACAAAATGAAGAAGTAGTAGAAGAAGAAGAAAAGTCTTTTGCTGAAAGAGTTACTGAATCAGTAAACTGGGTTGTCAATATGATGAACGAGGGCAAAGCAAATCCTAAAGATGTCTATCCTCCAAATAGGTATCACGGAGACTAGTTGTGACTGATGACATTGTGACTCGACTACGGGTAACAACAGTTGCAGACAGTTCTCATAAAATTTATGCAACGATGACTGAAGCTGCCGATGAGATTGAAAAATTAAGATCTTTAATTAAAGAAATTCTACCATACATGCTCAATGACATGGAACAAGGATTCTCTTTGGGGCCTCCTTCAGAGGATCATATAGAAGATACTCAGTGTCCTGATTGTCAATGGTATGAAGATTCTATGATTTGGAAAAATCGCTTAGATGCCGGCGAGTTCAAGGATTATTTAAGTTAAAGAACGACATACTAGCACTTACTGATGAATCAATTTCGAAAATGGGAAAATTAATAACCTGCTAGTATGTTTACGGAACGGTGGCTGAGTGGCCGAAAGCAACGGTTTGCTAAACCGTCGAACCAGTAATGGTTCCGGAGGTTCGAATCCTCCTCGTTCCGCCATATGTCACAATGTTGTAAGGAATTAATTTTCCTTATTGGTGTTATTATATTTTTGATAATTCAATAAGGAGAATTTATGTTTTTTGCACATGCCATAGAAGTAACCCCTAAGTACAATGTTAAAGAAGGCAAGGATCGCCACTCGATTACAATGAGAGTGCGTCGCCATAATCATTTTGTTAGGATTAAAAATAAAAATACCCATATGGGTAAAAAGTAGAAAAAAATTTTCGAGGCCTTTTTCTATTTTGCTTTTTTCTTTTAATTTGGATTTATTTTTTTATTTCTTAGAACCTTAGGTCGCGCATATAACTAGGCTGAAATATGTTAGGCTTCAGATCGCGGATTATAAATTCTTATTAACCAACCAAAGTAGTATCAAATTTTATCTTCTACAGACTAGCAACTCCATCGCTCTGTGCTATAATTACTGGAGCAATGTTCCTATCACCAAAGGATAAAGAATGAATTATACAGATACTTACAAAAAAATATATGAAGTAGTGTCTAAGCTTGGTTTGCCACATGACAACACTCATAATGCATCTTTGAGAATAGCGGATGCATTGAACGATATCTACGTGTATACTAATAGACAGTTCCCAGAGATATTGCCAGAAATACTACACATAGCAGAAGGCTTTTGCGCCGATGCTAAAGTAGGAGGCTATGATCTAGATGATAGGGGCAATCCTGTTGGCTTTGGAATTAAAGCTTCTGGGTTAAACAATAGTCTATAATACGTGCGCCAATTGCGTATAATATTAATAATAAAAAGAATAAAATTTAAAAAGCTCATATACATATAGTATGCTTCTGTGGGTATAAGTTAATGGTAGACTAGCACGCTTCCGACCTGCTCGTGAGGGTTCGATTCCCTCTACCCACTCCAATCTAAAATAAAAAAGGAAATAGAAAATGAACAAAAGAGTATTTTTAACTGGAGCTGGTGGCTTTGTTGGTCATCATACTTTAGAACACATTTTGAGAACAACAGACTGGGATGTTGTAATTAGTGACTCTTTCCGCCATCGTGGTGTGACTGATCGCATTACCTCAATATCATGCTGGGAAGCAGAACGTAGTCGTGTCCAGTTAATTACACATGATCTTACTGTTCCCTTCTCCGATGTAATGATTAAAGAAATGGGTCATATTGACTACATTATTTCCATGGCATCTGATTCACATGTTGATAGATCAATTACTGATCCAGCACCATTCATACTCAATAACGTAGCCCTTGTTGTTAATATGTTAGAGCTTGCTCGTAAGATCCAGCCAGAGGTTTTCCTTCACGTATCAACGGATGAAGTATACGGTCCAGCTCCAAAGGGTTATGCCCATATAGAGTGGGACACGATCCTTCCTTCTAACCCCTACTCTGGCTCTAAGGCTGCACAAGAGGCTGCCTGCATATCTTACTGGCGAACATTCGGAGTACCAGTAGTAATCAGTAATACAATGAATATTATTGGTGAAAGACAGGATCCTGAAAAGTTTGTCCCTAAGATTATGTATTGCCTTGAGAAGAATGTTCCAATGACAATTCATGGAACTCCGGAAAATATTGGTTCTAGATTCTATCTTCATGCAAGAAACCAGGCAGACGCTCTTTTGTTTATTTTAAAGAACTTGCCAGCTGTATCATATCCAAACGCTGATAGACCAGACAAGTATCATATTGTTGGTGAAAAAGAAGTAAATAACCTTGAGATGGCACAGATGGTAGCTGAGTTCTGGGGCAAAGAACTTAAGTTTGAGTTCGAGGATTTCCACACTACAAGACCTGGACATGACCTTCGTTATGCCTTAGATGGTACAAAGCTAGCTAAGGCTGGTTGGAAGGCTCCTATGCCGTTAGAACAGTCTCTGCAGGCAACTGTAGAGTGGACAAAGAAGCATCCTGAATGGCTCTGGAGAGACTAATACTTTAGATTAACATTACTAAATATATAGGTTACTATTTAATAGATAAACCTATAATTTGGAGGTGTGTTATGGCCGGGAAAAAGCCAGCAAAGAGAAATGTTTCAACCCCTGTTAAAGAAGCTGTAAAGCAGCTTCCAGGAAAAGCTGTTCTTTATATAGGTTCAACTTTAAAGTTATTTAAATGCCCTACATGCAGTAGAGAAGTTAAAAAAGGAATCGTTTGGGAAGAGGGTTCAGCTTCATATTGCACTAGGACCTGTATACCAAAGGCATAGGTTGTAGAGTAGTGGAAGCTATGATAATATGGTGGATAAGCGTTTTTGCAGCGTTTGCACTTCGGATATATTAAAGGATCAGGAAAATGACAGAATATTGGTTAGCTAAATTTTTAGAGGAAATGGATAAGAAGCTTCCTCCAGCAGAACAAGAATATGTAAACGCTATGTTATCAATCGTATCAAAATATGGAAAGTTAGCTAACGGTGACAGTAATGGCATTTGGGTTGGCTATGTTCCAGGGGTAGAAAATGATAATCTTTCTATTGGAGTAAAGTGTGCCAACTGTGCCTTCTATGAAGGCAATGGTGTTTGTAAGATTGCAGCTGGCCAAGTAGAAGATAATGGATATTGTCGTTTGGCTGCAATTCCAGATGGCGTAGTAAAAGGATACAGAAAATAATGCAGAACTATTGGTTATCTGAATATGACTCTCCAGATGATGAAGAGATGCCAGAAGATGAAATGCCTGAAGAGCCAGAAGATGAAGAAGAAGATCCTGACGATCCAGAAGAAAAATTAAATGACCGTCAGAAAATGATGTATGAACAATATGAATCATGCGTTGAAATGCATGGTAAGTTTGACCAAACATCTAAAGGTAATGGTGCCCACTATGCGCCAGCAGCTAAGAATCCTTTTATTAAAGAAGGATTAATCTGTAGTAACTGTGTATTTTTTATGGGCGGTCAAGGCTGTGAAATAGTCGCCGGCAAGGTCGAGGCTAATGCTATCTGTAAACTTTGGATTATTCCAGAAGAACTATTAGCTAAAAAATAGTGTATAATATAGCTCATGAAGCTATCAAACAATCCTTACAGATCATCTAAAATTACACTTCCGTACGTATGTGTAGAAGACTACTTTACAGACCAAGAACTACAACATATTGAGTTTCTGTCTAAATTAAAACCACTGAATAAAGCTACCACTATTGCCCAGTCTAATGGTGCTGTTGTAAATGATAATCCTATTAGAATTTCAAATAATTCTTTTCATGGATATACAGAAGAGAACTCTTGGTTCTTTGAGAAAATGAACTCGGCAATTGAGTCTGTAAATAATTCTGTTTATGGTTTTGATCTTTATGGATATAAGGATTATCAATACACAGAATATCAAGGTTCAGAAAATGGCAAGTATGGGGTCCACATGGATCTTATAATGACCGAAGCAAAGCCAGCGGATCTGTTAGATACTAGAAAGCTTTCTATATCACTTCTTTTGTCTGAATCTGAAACAGATTTTACTGGTGGAGATTTTCTTATTTATGAAGGCGGAAACCCTACAAAAGTAGAAGCACGCAAAGGCACAATGATATTGTTTCCTTCATTCATGTTACACGAAGTAAAGCCAGTTACTTCTGGACTAAGAAAGTCTATAGTAATCTGGGTCGAAGGACCCAAGTTTAAATAGCTACCATTTACCTTCTGGACATACAGCATTGTACAATCTGGTCTTAGCCACCATAAAGCAACCGCATTTCTCACAACGCTTTGTCTTACTTAAGTAAGGGCATTCCTCGCATATAGAATATCTTCTATCTTTTTCCTCATCTGAGGCATATTCTGTAGTAGGATTAATAAAATCTATTGGGGAGACAATACCCTGTCTTTGTTTAGCGGCGTTCTTTTTCTTCCACTCTTCCCATGCAGAGCCCATAAAGTAACCTTCTTTCTATGCTAAAACATCAAAAATATGATACTATATATATAAACAACTTTCAAGTAAAAGGAATTTAAAATGGGATTTGAAGATTTTTTAACCGCAGAAGATAAAGTAACTGCTCTCACAGAGATGAGAAGAGCTATGTTTACAGAGTTATATACCCTTTGCATTAGGGCTAACATTGACCCAGATACTGTAGACTATGAAACCTGGACGATACCCGAAGAAACAGACACTACTTATCTTACAGTGAGACATTTTCTATTTGAAATAAATAGAATTTGTGAAAGTATAAAAATTGTTGACCTAAAAATTGGCAAACTTTAATATGTCAACTTACGATAATACCGAAAAACTTCCAGAACACATTATATTTCGTGAGTCAAACCCAGAAAATGAAGGTGTATTCATTCTTCATAGGTCTATATTTATCATGGACGGCATCAACACTCCAAAATCTGGACGTTGTGATAACTTGATGTATAATGTTGAGCTTCCAACTATTAATACACCATATCATAATGAAGGAATATACGTTGGAGAAAAAGCTTATTATGATGATTTCTTTTTTAGCATTCACAATGTATCTCGTGGAGTTCAGATCATAGATAATGCTCCAGACTTTGCAATAACCTATGTTAAATTCTGCGAGTATAATACAGATGGTTTTAGACCAAATGGCTGGCATATACAAAATGGTAGCTACCCTGCAGCAATGTGGTTTGGTGGATCTTTAATAGAGTTATTTAAAAATATGCGTGAGTGGTCATTCATGCTTGACGAACCATTTAATTCTGACCACCCTATGGCAGTTTATTCAAAAATGGTTTTTGATACATTCGAAACACCACAATGGGTATTTGATGAAATAGACTCACTACCAGACATGCACCTTGCAAAGTTTTTAAAGGGTCAAGAAGATTATAGAGATCTTGTTATTGATTTTCCACAAATGTCTACACAGATGCAAGATTGGTTTAGGGAAAAAATGGAACTTTTTCCAAGAATAACTACACGTCAAAGATTGCGTGATCTAGTTATTTAAGATCCGGCACCGCCACAATCTGTGTTTCTAAATTGTTTACAGCCAACTTCAACAGCTCTTTTTGCTCCACTAGTGCTACATACTTGGACTTGATAAGCCAAGTATTCCCAACAAGAACATATACTACCAGTAAATGGCGGACCGCATCCGTAATCTTGACAACCTTGTGGCGTGATATTTTTGTACACGTAGACATTGGAAGTGTTATACTGAGTAAATGCTGTGTAACCATAGCCGCCTATAGTTTGCGTAGCATTTGTTGTGTTGCTCCAAGAGCCATCCTCTACACATGAACCGGTATTAGCACAACTGATTGTTGACCAATCAGGATAGCTGGTGTAGTCAGACCAGGTAGCATCGTATGGTCCAGATGTTGAACCAGTTCTAATAAACCTATATTTGCGTTGTTCTTTGGAACGTGTTTTTTGTTGTGCTTGGGTTCCGCAATCTCCACAACTAACATTTGAACATGCCTGTGTTTCAGAAACTGTTTGAGAAGTATATGAGTTAGCGTTATCATTTCCTTTATACCAAGCTACTGTGCCGCTGGTTGATATATCGCTATAGTCTCCCCATCCACCTTCATTATATGCTCTAACTCTTATCTTGTAAGATGACTCTTTGTATTGAGTAGCAATGGTAGCTGAATTGGTTAGAACTTCTGTTTCTCCATTAAGAGTTCCATTTACAGTACTGCGCCAAGTTGATCCATTATCAGAGCTTATTTGAAACCCGTACTTAGAAATATCCCTACCATTTGATGCAGGGGCAGTCCAAGAAAATGTGTCAGTACCATCTCCCGCAGTCAAAGATATAGATGCAATCTTTGAAGGAACAGTAAATGGAGTAGTACTTAGATCATTAAGTACATCTGGAACCTGAGCAGAAGTGCCACCACCCAGAGAGTTAACAGCCCTAAGATTTACACTATAGTCTGTTCCATTAGTTAATCCAGTAATTATTACCGGACTAGTTATGTCTTGTGGGCTAAATGCAGTCCAAGTTGATCCGCCATTTATTGAATATTCATAGTTTGTTATATTCAGTCCACCATTAAAAACTGGAGGAGTAAAATCTATGGTAAGTTGTGTGTTTCCGTGCGGTTGCGCTTAAGCTAGTTGGAGCATCTGGTTTTTTACCAGAAGCATTAAATCCTCTACCAGGATGATTTTGAGCTAAGGATGTTATAAAGGGCATAATTTTCCTTATTAAATACTAACTATATCCCATAAGTAGGTTGAGCAAATTTCGACTGACTTGCATATACTTTATAATCTGGTGTTGCTGCGTCTGTCCTTACAATTGTTACGGTGTATATATCAGTTGCATCAGTATTGCCGCCAGGTGCTGTTCCTCCAAACCAATAAATGATTTGTTGTACTCCATCAATTTGTATTTCTATGATAGATCTTGCTGTTGTATTTTCAACAAATATAACAGAGGTTATTGCCTGATCACTAGAGATTAAAGAAGCTAAGGTGTTGGAACCATTGCCTCGAAAGTTAAAAGAAAATTCATCAGTTGATGCAAACATGTGTACTGCTGATGTAAGCAGATCTATATTCTTAGTGCCTGATATATTGCCACCATCTACAACTTTTTCTAAAGATTGTTGTAGAGTTGTTGTACCACTAATTGTCAATCCAGTTAATGTACCTACTGATGTTAAAGAAGAGTTGAGTACTCCTGAGCCTAGTGTTGTTGAGTTCAATACAGAGTAGCCGTTAATTTTATATGATTGACCTGTTGCCAAATCAAGATTATCATCTGTCTTTAATGTGTTGGCTGATGATCTATAAAGATTAGTATCGGTTGCTGCTGATCCTGAACCCCAGTTCAATTTACCGCCAGCGTCTATTCTAAAATTTGGCGTTGCGCTGTCATATGGAGAAATCTCAACAGCTGAATCTGAAACAGTGCTAAACTTTTTAGCTTTTATTATGTTATAAAAATTTGGCATTGGCCTCGACCAATCCTTTCTTGTTAATGTTTAATCCCTCAAGATTAAACTATGATGCTATTAATACTCTTACTGAGTTAGTACCTGGGGGAGTTGCAAAACTTACCACTATAGTATTTAATGTTGGAGCGTGCCAATCGGTAAAGAAGTTCTCATAAGGAGAAGATGTTTCATAGAAAAACACAGCTAAATCTCTTGTTGATAAATTATGTGTAATAGTTATTGAAGCAGATGTGCCATCTCCTATGATGGTTCTATAGTTGCTTGAGCTGACTGCACTTGGTGGTTCTGCATTTATCCAGTTTTCTCCACTCCATTTTAATATTTGGTTTGGGGTTGCATCTGTTATTACCACATCAGATAATTCATCCAATGTTGCTATTACTGTTGCATCGCCGGCGACAAACTTATTTAATCCAGAATCATATTTTAAAACTTGTGTATTTGTAACACCGTCTGGATATATTTCTATTCCATCAACTATTAAAGAAGTTGTAGTAACACTGTCAAAGTTTGGAGTTGCTCCTTGTATTGCATCAAATGCTCTTTGATCAGTGAAGTATACATTAGTGGCACCTTCTTGTATTTGGTCTGTATCAAGGGATGCTATTAATACATCATGGTCGTCAAGATCATGTCTATCTTCATTTAGATATTGTGTGTGATCATCGTCTGATAGTCCTGTCATATTTCCGTGATCAGAAACAGGAACAGACAAAAGACCATCGCCTGAAGATAATACTGTTCTTAAGTCTAAGAGATTAACAAATCTTGTTTTAGGAGTATTTGTATATGCAGTAGCTGTTTGAAAAACAATTTTGTATAACGGTCTAAACTCCACTATTGGGAAACCAGCTAAATCAAGCTCGTCCCATGCTGATGCTTCTGCTGATCCTTGGTCTGTGTACTGAGATTGACCCATTATAGATATGATAGGTTCATTTAAATTATTTGTTGCTACAACAAACATTACTCCAAATTTTGAATTATCTATAGCAGATGCTGACCAAGTGCCCGCAGTGTTTAAGTTAAACTGTGCTCGTGTTCCACCATTTTTAACAGGGAATTGAGTAGCTACATCTTTTGTCCAGTGATTATTTAATCTATAAAAAACTGGTATGTACGCACCTGATTGAAGCCTTTGTTGCCAAGTATTTGCAGTTGGAGATGCAGCGTGTTCAATATCAACTTGAAGATCTTCATCAAAGAATGTTCCGTTAGCTATATCAATTTTAGCATGAGCGTCTAGTGAACCATCTCCAACTAAAGTATAGTTGTTTACACCAAACCCATTAGCTATTGCTGCACCACGAGTTCTATGTAGGTACTCATGAGTTGCCCAGTCAAGGGTTACACCATGTCTCTCATCTGCAAAGAAGTAAGCTTTATTATCATTTTCATTCCAATAAATATAAGCTGTTGGAGTATCTTGATCCCATGTAAAGAATGTCGTCTTATAAGCAAGTGATCCAGATGAATTGAAATAGATATAATATAGACCAGATGTGTCTGGTATAGTTACTGTCTCAGTGGATGTTTTAACGTATCTTTTACCTGTGCACCAAACCGTATATGAAGTTGATGCAGGCGCAATAGAAAATTCTCTTGAACCCTCATTGAAAGATATGACGCTATCAGCTTTATTCTCATGTCCAATTGGCTCAGAAGATGGACGAACTGTATTCACCCATGATGTGCCATCATATTCTAGTATCTGACCATTCTGTGCAGAAGTTATAACAACGTCTGTTATGTTGTCTATTGTTCCACTAAAAGCTATGTTTGGTGTTGCGCCTTCTCCAGAATTGTTTGTAATTGTAATTCCAGTTCCAGCTGCAAGTTTAGCCACATAGTCACCAACGGTATCAGTAGTTAAATTAACAGGATCATTTATCCAGTTACCAGCGTTGTTGTATCTTAAGAAATCGCCATTTTGAGGATTGTTTATTACGACATCAGAAAGTTCATTTAATGGATGGTCAGAAATATCAGATACTCTACCTGTTACATTTCCAGTTACATCTCCTATTAAGTCTGCAGTTACAGTATTGAAAGTTACATCATCAGTAACTTCAACTGGCTGACCAATTGATATTGTTGGAGTTGCGGCCTCTCCAGAGTTATTGGATAAAAATATACCAGTTCCTGCAGCCAAGTGTGAAACATAATCTCCAACAGTATCGGTTGTTAAGTTAATTGGATCATTAACCCAATTGGTGCCATTGTACTTTAAGAAGTCTCCACTCTGAACAGAGGTTATAACGACGTCATTTATATCATTAATGTCAACAACCATTTTTTGATAGGTAGTGCCATCGTTTGTAAATTCCCAATAGTCCGAAGATTCATTCCATCTTATTGATACGTTAGTGGCAGACCCTCTTTCAACTTCAACACCAGAGTTTACTGTTGGTGCTCCTGTAGCATTGGAGTTTAATATTAGAATATTATCTTCAATCGTTACATTTTCTGTATTGATTGTAGTTGTAGTTCCGTTAACTATAAGGTTACCAGTTACAGTAAGATCTTGACCTATAGATAGGTCTTCCGTAATAGTTACACTACTGCCTATATTTAAGTCTTGTCCTACTGTAACTGAACCTGTTACTTCGAGATCGGCATCTATGTAAACATCATCAGTTGTATTGATGTCATTGAAGCTTACATCTTGCAGCCAATCTAGCGTAGATCTAATGAGCTGCCCATCTAAATTTTTATAGTAAAGAACCTTATTGTATGGATCTAAAGCTATTTGTCCTATGTTAATATTTGGAAGGGCCACATTTAATCCTTAATCTGTTTTAGCTTTTTTATCTACTTTATTAAAAACCGCATTAATTTCGGAAGATGAAAGTTTTCCATCATCCAAAAATGCTCTAGATAAACCTTCAATAACAGTAGCCACACCTGCCATTCCGAGCCATAAAACAAGCCTTCCAAAGTGGAACTCCTGCTATGGCTCCAGCACCTATGACACTAAGCCCCGATGCTGCAAATGTTGCTACTATTCTTAATAAAATATTATATACTGTTTTCAATTTTCCCTCCTATAGTAATGAATTATGTGAAATGTTGTTGTTTTTTAACCATAGCAAAGCCTACTAAAATTAGCTGAAAGCTAATTAATAAAAGAACTATGGTGCTTAAGCCTGTTTTTGGCAGGTGTTGCTCCTCTGGGGCGTCTAAAACTGGAACCGTTGTAGTAGGAGCATTTGTGACTACTGGCACTACAGCCTGAATTGTTGTGGTTGGGGCCAGTGTTGTGGTCGGAGCCAGTGTTGTCGTTGGTGCCACTGTTGTTGTAGGGGCTAGAGTTGTTGTAGTCGGTGGCAAAGTAGTCGTCGCAGGGGGGTCCCAGGTGACTGTGGCTGCTACGGTTTTGGCTATGCCACTAACCGTAGCAGTAGCTGTGTAGACTGCTGTACCAGTTGAGTTTGTTCTAATTGTTATAGTTGCTATTCCTGAAGCATTTGTGGTTGCTGTAAGAACTTGACCGGCGTCTGGGCCACTACTAACAGTTACTGTCACAGTTACTCCAGCTTGTGGCACTCCGGCGATTGTTTGTGCTGTAGCCGTAATAGTCAAATCCTCACCAGCTTTTGGTGTGGCTGGAGAAATAGCCAAGGTAAATGAGCTAGGAAGAGATACTGATCCACCACCAATGGAAACAGCCTTACGTGTGCTGGAAGCTGTTGGATAAGGATAATCTACAAGAACTTTTAAAGTTCCAACATTTCCAGTAAAGTATCCGTGCCAACACGCTGCTACAATTGAATTAGTTAAACCAAAATCTGATGTACCATCAGACGTTGCGTCTGGTCCGTCCGTTACATCCACCATTGTTGTAAACTGCTGAAGGAAGCAAAGCTGTAACCCAACCATATGAGTTATGGCTAGCAAATAGTCCACCGCCAGAGTTTACAAAGTCTGCAATCTTTTCTGCATTGGTTGTAAAGATATTTCCAGTGGCACCAGAACGGCTCCATTCATCTGGAATCCAAAGCATTCTGGGAGCACTAGCAGCTAATCCAGTAGCAAAAAATGTATTGAGTTGAGCGTCCGTACTGATGAACTCAACTGTTGGTTGAAGTCCAGAAGCTGCAGTTCCAAACTGTGTTAAGAATTTTGTGGATAAAAGAGTATTCCAGTTTCCACCACAGCCACCAGCCATATTTAAGTTTGGGACGCCTAGTATTGCAATCTTGCCATTATTTCCTGGCATAGATGATTGATCATAGACACTCTTCACTACCTTGGCAATATATTGATCTGTGTTTTCACCCATTGCCGCATGACATACAGGATCCATTCCATCAAGAACCATTGGACCACCACCAGCTGCACGTGCAACAGAGCCCGCAAAAATAGACCCATTGTCAGATGGAGTATATGGTATGACACTAAAGCCTAATATAAATCCTATTGCTATGAATAAGAAGCCAATTTTTTTCATTTTAATCCTCGTCGTTTTTAAGCATTGCGTTTACATAATGGACTAGAAACGCTATGCTAGTTGCTATTAATGTTATTTTTCTTGTCTCTCCAGATAAAGTTGCAAAGACTACTACGCTTCCTGAAATTGTAAAAGCCATTGCTGCTGTCTCTTTTGAGAATTTTTTGATGAAGCCCCAAGGGCTAAATCTTTTCTTCATTGTTCCCTCCTCGTATTTAAAAATACTATTTCTTGTAAAATTATTTTCTTCTTCGTCGCCCTCTGGGCCTTCGATCTCAGCTTCTTCTTCCTCTTCTTCCTCTGGTTCATCATTCTTTTTGCCTGATCCTGGTCCCTCACCAGAACCACCTGATCCCCCACCAGAACCTCCAGAACCGCCTGCAGGACCACGAGAACCTCCGCCACCAGATCCAGATCCACCACTGGCTGCAGGGGCTACGGCAACAGTGGAAAGAACTGTAGTAGCAGCTATAAGAGACCTTCTGGTTCCAACGTCAATACTTGAACCAACGGCAACATAGTCATCAAGGCCTGCTGCATAAACGTCAATTGTTTCCTCAAAGGCATTTTTAATTTCTTCGGGAGCATCTGTTACAGCTTCGACAAGTGCTGCCTCTTCTTCTGCAGAAAGATCTCCAACAGGAATTTCATCAAAGATCTCTGCAGCTTGTTCTCCGTCAATACTTTCAAGAACTTTTTCACTGGTTGCAAGTTCGGTTGCTTGATCCTCAGTCACTCCGTTTTCCAAGATATTGTCAACAGCAGTAGCAACCTGCTCTTCTGTAACGGTGTCGGATTCCAGTATGTCAACAACTTCCGCAAACTGTTCATCAGTAAGTGGACTATCTAAAACCGCATCAATGACCTCAGTAAACTTTTCGTCAGAAAGAGGTTCTTCAAAAACTGCATCGAGAGCAGCACTCAATTGTTCAGTTGTAAGATCATCACTAAAGACTGAGTCAACAACGGCAGCGAACTCTTCACTATTCATAGGTCCGTCAAAAAGAGATGTAACTAATGCTGCAATTTCTTCTGGAGACTCTGCATCTGCTATTGCATCTGATACAGCTGTACCGAGTTCTTCTGGACTATCTGTATTTTTAAAGATATCAGCGACTGCATCATCGGCTGTAGTTTGCGTGTCTTCTGGAATACTTACTTCTGGGATTGTTTCATTTGGTAGGTCTTCTGGCTCTGGGACTTCTACTGGAGTTGTATCTATTTCTGGTGTTGAAACTGGAGTTGGATCTAAATCAGGAATTGAAACAGTAGTATTTTCTGTTGGAAGCGTCTCAACAGGAGGAACGATGACCTCTGGCTCAGTGGTAGTGGTGGTGTTATTGGTAGTGGTTACTGGACCATATTTTAGAACAACTGAAAGATGCTTCACTGTTCCACCACATGGGTCGCCAAAAATTCCATTGTCTGCAGAAATGGTTGCTGACGTTTTTCCTATAAATGCTGTCTGAACTTCAGCAATTGAAGATAAAGAGTCACAATTAGAAGTCCTGTATAAACCATTTGATCCAGTTGGTGTTCCATAGCTAGCAAAAAGAACTTCAGTAAATTCATTTCCATTTGGTGCGGTTAAAGTAAGGTCTGAACCTTCGCCAGCCGTACCCCACTCTGTATCATTCAATGAATAGGTAATTGGGGGAAGGGTAGTGGTAGTGGGCTCAATTATTTCTATGTCTACAGTTGTAGCAGGGCCATATAGGCATGAGCCCTGACCTTCGCCAACACATGGTGCAGTTCCTGCACTTACAGTAAACCTGGTATCACCATAACCTGAGGTATCTGAACCTAAAGTTATTGTTGTAGTCAAAACGTTACCGTAAGTCCAGATGCCCCAACCTCCAGTTTGCTCTCCAGAGTCCATTTCAAACCAAGTAATATTCCACATATACGGATCTATATTGCTAGCGGAACCAGGATCCCATGAAAGGGTTACAGCGTTTCCAGAAGCTGATGCACTTAGATTTGCTGGAGGATTAAAATACGGCGCTAATGTTGTTGTGGTCGTTGGTACTACTTGGGTTTTTGTAAATGCAGAAGCTGGAACAATTTCCCAACCATTTCCTATGTTCCAATACAAAGTGGTCCATGCTCCACCACCATTTTCATAAAACCAAAAAGTTAATTCTTTTGAAACTCCTGCGGTAAATTGTTGAGGAGCTGTAGGGTTTCCTCCACCACCTTTATCTCGCCAATTATCGTCGATTAATACATCATCTAAAATTAACTTATTTCCATCATCTGCAGTTGGTAGGAAAGAAATTGCACCAGTAATTGGAGAGGTTATATGCCCTTCGTATTTTACAAGAAAGTCTTCATATAATCCAAAAGGAGGAGAAGAGTCAAAATCTTGATCAATACTAGCAACGGTCATAGTTCCAACTGACGGCCTGCCAGAGATATTGGGTAGAGGTGGAGAGCCGTTGTAACCAAAATTATTATAAACAGTTACGTTAAGACCGGGCTCTGCAGTTGCCTTAGAAGAAGGTGGAAATACAAATACGGCTGCAAAAAGTACAGCTAAAATCCAAGATCCTCTACGTGGTTTTAATCTCATCCGTTGCCCTCCGATGGTTATTACCTATAGTAATAAGAAAAGGTCCCGACATAAGTCAGGACCTTTTCTATTTGCCTCCGTTGCAAGGAATAATATTCTACCACATTTTTTTAATCAATTTCTATTTCAGAATCTGTTTTTTCTAAAAAAGAAAAGAAAGATCTTATAGATATTGCTGGAATAAGGATTGCGACTATAGCCGCGAAGATAAATAGCTTCATTAACTTAATCTAATCAAACGCATTTCAAACTAATGGAGGCCTATAAAAATCTGATGGCCTAGGAAATATTATTGGAGACTCATCACCAACAGAATTTGGTCCACCTTTTGCTTCAGTATAATCATCGAACCAATCCATTGGTGCTTCAATCCACCATCTTGTCGGAAGAAGTTTTTCTGCTACATAGTTGCGTTCAGATTCTTTTTCGGACCAAAATAGTTCTGTTTTACCAGGCAATTCCATAATTGGTGCTCGAGTGCTGACTGCTTTATTTCCGTTTTTTTGTTGTTTTTGTTGTGAAACCAGTCTGAACTTTTTCTGTATCATAAACAAAACTTAAACCTTCTTTTATAAGAGAAAAATTCATATGGGCAAAGGCGGGAAGACCAGGAGCCCATACAATATGCCATGCTTCAAAACCAGGACGATTTCTTTGTACTTCCCAAACAAAACCAAAAGCCCATGCATTTCTTCTTAGCCAATCTGTTTGAGCAGTACTTGGTTGTAAAGATCCTCGTCGAGGATTACGGTCTTTTGAAGTGAATGGAACGTAAATACCAAGATCGAATGCAAGTCCTAAACCATGGTTAGAGGTCCCAGGAACTGCTAGTGATGTTCCATCTGCTTGAGCTAGCCAATAAGATTTTCCATTCCAGGTTTTTCTATAATCATCTATTCTGTTTTTTCTTCCAGCGTACTGGCCTTTACATAATTTATTCCATTGTTTTAAGCTAGGTTTTTTATCTGTGTACCTACTATTAAAAGCTTGTTGCTGTTGTGAATAAGACCTGTAGCCTTCATTCATTTTCATGAATACACCATCGACCGCAGCGTACCTTATCATCAACTCTAGAGCCCCTATAGCATAGGGGTGCCCCATTAATCTTGAATCTGGATGCTGCACTTGATTAAATTTATGAACCAAAGCCTCAGAACATCTGACTAATTTTGAGCTATCATTAATATCAAGTTTTCCATTTTCCACTCCTTCGAGTGAAGCCGGCAAACTAGCTACTGTTGTTTGATCAGACCATATTAAAGGCCAATAATCGGCACCTTTGTCATTAAACTTTGAATATCTAGATGATTGATATATCCCTGCAGATTTAACAGCCATAATTAAATACTATAATCTTACTGACCTGGCTTGGGTAGTGCTCGCCAAGCTGCTTCCATTTTTGCGGCATCTTTTGCGAACTCTGGTTCCAATTCAATATGAATCCACTTACCGCCAAAAGATCCTGCATTTTCTTTAGCGTCATAGATTTTTACGCCTTTTTCTCCTTCACCACGACTACATCTGAAACCGCGACCGTAGCCTGGCTTTTTATCAGATGCGTTTGCGTCATAAGCATAGTCATGAATCTCAACAATTCCCAACGCTGCAGCATTGGCAAGGAACCAATCCCACATGGCTACACCAATCTTGCGGTCTGTGTAACCGATGTCTGCTGCTGCTCCAGTTGCATGAACTGATAACCACTTTTCCATTCCGGGGTCACCGATCTTCTTGCCTGCAGTATGTGAGTTACGCATTAATCTGGCGGAATAGATTCCCATGTTACTGGTCTTCCATCTGCGACTACAAGCGTTAACAAACCATTCTGTTCCTGCGCCTGCTTTTTTACCATCAAAACTAGGATAATAAGGGTATTTTCTTGGCATATTGATTCTCCTTTTAAATTTTAAAATATGTTATTATAGTAAACTATTTTGTAGCGATTACCCCAAGGTTTGGGATATCCTTACCAAAGTCTTTTTCTGTCTCTGAGGGGATGATATCATCATCAATGTCATATTGCCAAAAGCCTGCATCAAAACCTTCAGCTTCCATTCCAATAGATTGAAAGTCTTTAATTAGTTCCTCTTGGGTCCACATGCTTTGATGTTGTTGAAGTATATTGGATTTGCATCTGCTTGCAGGGGTAAATATAGGGGCTCTCATTGCCCTAAAACTTATCTTTCCATCAACCCACATTTTAATCAAACGTCCAGTATCTGTTTGGATAATTTTAATTTGTCCACCTTTTTTTAATTTGTTCTTTAAGTCCAAAAGAAATTTCTTGTATTCTGTCACAGGTATATGTTCCAATGTATGAGAAAGGAAAAATTCATCTACGCTATTATCGTCACAAAAGGAATCAAGGTCCATGATATTGGCTTCAATATCACATACCTCTGCTAAGTTGACTGTTTTATATTCTCCACCCTTGCCGATTCCTCCAAGGTTAAATTTTAATTTTTGCATGTTACTCTTCTCTTGTATGTAAATTTAATGAAAGCCAACCCATATGGTAAAGGCTATTAGGTAGTACGTCTGGCTCAAAGCCAGTCTTCCATAAACAATATGGAAAGCTTACTTGATCTTGATATGACCAATCTAGGTTTTGTCTGTGCCACAACTCTCCAAGTTCTTTAACTTTTGGATTAGTCATATCTCTAGCAGAAACTCCACAAGCATATAGCCCATAGTTTTCTGGAAAACCCTCAGATCTATAGAAGTCACATTGTGCATCTAGTGGTTCGTTTGCATACTTTGGTGGCCTAATTGTTGCCTCACCATAGGCACAGTATCTTCCAGGATTTCCTAATGCATCTGGGTGTGGAGATGCCACAAAACCATTATTCATATAAGATAATATTTCAGAAACAAAATTTTTATTCTCTATACAAATTTCTCCATCAATCCAAATAATATATTTATAATTATTTAAAATTTCTATTGAATGAGGATTTAGTTTTGGTCTTTTTGATCTTCTTCTGCTATCTAGGTGGGCATCTGATTCAGGAAGTTGATGAACTTTCCATGGATGGGAAATCTCAAAGATGGACATACCATCAGTAAAATATATATAATCGACACCTTCTATAACCACTTGAGTAGTAGCGCTGTCATATCCTCCAGTTACAGCCGTACAAATCGCAGTATTTCCAAACCAATCTGTAACCATACTATTTCTTTATACCGTCTATTCTTAGAATATAATCTTGATCCAAGACTGTAGATTTTTCATCTAGCTTACTCCAGTCTTTCTCGTCTCCATGTTTAATTTCAATAACTTCAATTCCCAATTGATTAAAGTCGTCACTTAACATTCTATATGTTAAACCAACAAAATGAAAATCATTTTTATTCATTTGCTCTGCAAAAAATATTTGCTGTAAAGCTCTATCGCCTTCTAGTGAATTCATATTTATTAACTGCTTACAGGTGGCTAAAAAATCAGGCACTTCTATCCTTATTAAACCGCCTGGTTTAAGAATTCTATGCCACTCAATCAGTGCGTTTTTATACTCTTTCCATTCAAAATGCTCTAAACATTCAGAGCTAAAAACTACGTCAGCATAATTGTCTGGAAGTGGTATTTCTCTAGCATCGCATACTATGTCTACCTCTTCCCATATATCATCATGATAATGCAAAGGGAATGGATCTATGTCTACATGAATCCAATCAGGACCTAAGTATGTCCTAGTGCCAATAACGACCTTGATTCCATCGCCTTGTGGAATAGATGAAGAATTCATACTACCTATAATTAACAGTAACTGGGAACGGCATTGTTTTTATTAATCTGTCCGTGTATTCATGGCATAGTGGGTGAAATACTTCTAAAAGAATTTCTCCCCACTGAATTGGATATTCAGTTACAAACGTATCTGCAGCTTCTCTTGAATTTTTAGCGGGTGTTTTTTTAAGTAGGTGCAGCTTTTCATTCATAATAGAGAGCATCTTATGATACCACTTATCGGTGAATTCTGTGTGTGGCTTAAATATATATAAATCATTTGTCATCAACTTATCCCAATGCTGACCAAGCCATGGTCTTTGATTTGGGGTTACGCTTAGCTCGCCTTCATCTTCTGGCGCACCAATACCAAAAGCATCAGGAGTATTATTTAACTGGTCAAAGTATGGATTCCAATCCCATGAACATGGCTTAATGTCACTATATCCACCACCGTAGTGATGCATAAAATATGTTCTTAGATAATCTGCCTTATGAACATCTGATAGATATTGAAAGCCCTCATGAAGAGGATGGTCATCCAAAATATATGTATGAAGATTGTGGTTATCAACTAAGATAACTTCAACTTTTGAATTTAAAAATAAACTAGCTAATCCAGCTTTTCTATTTTCGTTCATCTCTTCATTATTATGCCCGACCCAAAAGCAGTATATTTTTTTGTCAACCATTATCTTTTCGCCACTTCCACATGTTGCGCCAATGCACCCACTGCCACAAAATCCACATAGCCATAAATCCTGGCTTGTTAAAAATAATTGAATATAAGGCCCATGGCAATGAGTGTAGGGCTACAATCATATGGCCATACCATCTTTTGTTTCCTACCTGATAGCTACCATATACGCCTATTAATTCCATGGCAAATAGAAGCCATGTCCACATTTGCTCGCTCATAAAATCCTTTTATTCCTGATTACTGACGACTTTTGTAATTAAAAAATATAATCTCATTAAGTCATAACCACTTATGCTAAAGACATATTCTTTTTCGTCACGAGACATTATACTAAAAGTGTGAGCTTTTAACAAGTCACCTTCTGTATTTATCATTGACATCTCAGGAGTAATGTTGATATTACTTATCATTGGCATGAAGCCACTGAATGTTTCTTCTGACATTTTACTTTTTCTTTTTTCCTTTAACAAAGGTTGAAACGTTTTTTGGAGATTGACCTTTTACTCCTTTTTCTGGAGTTCCAGATTTTCTTTTCCTTTGAACTGCGCTTTTCCTTTGGGCTGGGCTCATGGCTTTTGCCTTTGCAGCTGGTACGCATTTTGCGTAACCGGATCCACCAGCACCTGATGTTCCGCAGGGTTGAAATTTGCCCTTCTTTTTAGGGGCGCCTATGTTAACCCATTTCTGATCAAACCATTTAGTAAGACCTACACCTTTAGGGCCTGGCATATTATTTCTTCTTTAGCTTCTTTGTGGAAACGGTTTTCCATCCGCCTCCCATTGACTTATACTTTTTTGCAGCCCAAGCATTAGCATAGGCTGAAGGATAGACGTCAAATTTTGCTTTAGCCTGAGACTTTGCGCTAGACCAAAGAGATGGTTTAGTTGGTTTATTTACTTTTGCCATTTTATCTTTTCTTTTTATTCTTTGCAGAAATCTTTCTAAGAGTCTTAGCTAGATTAGCCTGGCGAACAGTGGTAGCGCTGTACTTGGATGGATTCTTTGTTACTGCAGCTGCCATTCCAGCAACTGATTTGCCAGCCTTTTTTGCTTTAGCAGTAAAAGCTCCAGGTCTTTTAATAGCACCTTGGATCCACTTTTTATCCTTTTTAGCTGCCATTGTTACTTGCTCTTTTTATTCATTATTGCTTTCTGAATAAAAGGTGGAAGCTTCTTTTGTGCTGCAGTCATCTTCATTGCACTTTTTTTAGCTGCACCTTTTTTCATTGCGCCTTTTTTAGCTGAGCCCATTTTCTTTGCGCCCATTCCTTTTTCTTTTTTCATTCCATAAGCCATTTTATTCTCCTTTAGTCTTTCTTTGTTTTTCTTTTTCGATTTTTTTCATGTGCCAATCAATATGGCCATCTAATTTATCATCGACTTTATCAACCTGTTCATCCACATGATCTATCTTGTGATGCAGGTTAATGATATCATCTTTTACTGTCACCAACATACTAGCAACAACGTTATGGTCAGCTTTATTTTCTGCTCTACCCTTTTGTATAAGGGCAGCTATCACGCCACCAACGGCAGCAATAATAGCAACGGTTATAGCTTCCATGTTACCACTTAACCCTATCTGCCCAGTAAGCTGCACTCATCTTTCCTTTGGCAATATTCTTTGCATGACGTGCCTTAAAAGAATTTCTTCTTGCAGCATAGGACTTTGATTCACCTTCTTTTTTGGGTGAACCAGAAACGCCTTGTTGACCAAACCTAATAGTCTTCACTTTGTCTCCGACCTTAGCGACTACTACGTGGGATTTTTTAGGATGGCTTGGTGTTCTTTTAGGTTTATTGAAGCCAGAGACTCCGAGCTTTCTTCAGTCTAGGATCTTTTTTTGCTGCCATTACCTTTTCTCCTATTTGATTTACTAGCCTTTGTTCTCTTGGCGACTTTTGCATCTATACCATTCATAGTATTATTTTGACCCATTCTAGGTCCACTTATGTATATAAATTTTTTTATGGTCATTTCTTTTTTCTCAATCTGTTAGCGCTTGAGATGGCAATTGCAACTGCTTGTTTTTTGCTTTTAACAACAGGTCCACCCTTTCCAGAGTGTAAAGAACCTCTACCAAATTCGCCCATTACAGACTTAATTTTCTTTTGGTAAGCTGTTACTTTCTTCTTTTTCGTCGCCATTGCTAGACCCCTTTGGTTTAGTGTAGCCTTTAGATACTTTTCTAAATTTAGCTAAAGACACAATAAAACCTCATAAACTATATAACTAGTATAGTAACAAAAAAATACTCTACCTAAGCTGGTAGAGTATTAAAAAAATATATTTTTAACTATTCTTTTTTGGTCTACCCTTTGGCTTGGGGGAAGCACTATTTGGCTTTTTTTCTGCAGGACTCTTCTTAGCAGGTGTTTTCTTAGCTGAAGCTTTTACTTCTTTTACTTCTTCTAAAACAACTTCTTCTATTTCCTTGAGAGATTCGTCAACTTTTTCTGCGACTTTTTCTGCATGATCTAGATGTGACTCTACAATCTTTTCAAAAACAGGGCTAATTATATTAGAATTTTTAGCTTTCTTTTTGAATATTTTTTTGATTTTTGACACTAGTGACTTTAACATTTTCTACCTCTTAATTTTTAATTTAATTATTAATTCTTAATATTTATCTATAATAGTAATATACAAACCTATAAAAAGTTATTTACCTTGTTGGGACTCTTTTATTAGAGTATATCTTTCTCCTGTTTCCTTAGAAGCAAGACTAAAGCCATAGGCTGCAGCTTCTTCTATAGCTTTCTGAAGAGCCTCTTTGTCATCTAGGGAAACATCACCTAGGGGCAGTGTTATTCCTGCGTATACGTCTATGTTCTCAAAATTACCTATATTAATTTTTCGATTTACACCGCAGATAAAAACTGGGTTTGTTGATATTGATATTTCTTGTGTCATTAAATTTACCACCTGGTCTATTGGAGAGTCTACGGTAGACTGTTCGTGAGCTGTTTTTGTTATCTTAGGCATAAAAAACCTTTTCTTTTTTTAGAAGATCTATTGTAGCAGATACCTGGTCTTCTACTGACATGTTGTCGGTATCAATTATATATGTAGATATTTCTTTTATCAAATCAATTTCTTGCTCAGATGAATGGATTGAGAGGTTTTTGTCCATTACTTTTCCATCTCTTTTAATTAATCGATTGTTTAATGTTTCCTCTGAGGCATCGAATGAAACGATTATTCCATTTGGCTGTTCTAGTATTTTCTTTGCCTCGTTTAGATATCTGACATCAGATATGATTACTGCATATGGTACATCTTCATCGTCATCTTCTTCTAAAGTTTTTAAATATAAACGATAAAGATTATTTGCTTTACTTATTGCCCAGTCAGAGAAACAGTTGGGAAAATCTTCCTTACATATATCTCCTGCATTTTGCAAGAACGATCTTGGTTTAATTCCTTCAGACTCAATATATAATTCTTGTATTGTTTTTACTCTATTATAAAAATCATGATACTCCGGCATTCGTCCTATCGGTGATCCACCATATAGATCAAACAGAACAGAATGTAAAGCAAAGAGTTGTCTGCTATCTTGACTTATTCCTTTAATAGATCTTTTAATTGTAACCATTTCATAAAGCGGCAGTGCATAAAATATATGATCCCACTTCATTCCATAAATAGAAGCTTCAATTGCACCCTTTGGCACTATCTTCTCTGCTACGGAAGTCTTACCACTTCCTGCTTTACCAGAAAATCCTATTATTATTGGATGGTTTTTTTTAAATTTTAACATAAATCTCCTAGTTGATTGAGTAATTATACCATCATGAGTGACGATTGTTGTCTACTTTAGAAGCCTTTTTTCTTTTTTCTAATTCATCCAAAAATGCATTAGCTAAGGCGTCTGGCTCCCAAACAAAAGCTCTAGGAACTTGTAGTACTCTAAAGCTATACTCTTCTCTTATGTCTTCTATGGTCATTAGGAGTGGCATTAAAGCGCTGTTTCTGCACTGCCATCTGCCATTGATCTGATTTGCTACCACAGCAGAATCTGTATAAATAATTGGATCTTTTAAATCAGACATAGAGCATATTAATAAGCCAGCTATTACAGCTTCATATTCTGCCTCGTTATTAGTTCTTGGTCCCAGACCTCTTGCAAACTGAGCAATTTTTTTTCTATTTTTATATACTACAGCTGAACACGACGCTTCACCAAATTTTTTTTGCCCTTGACCCCTAGATGCTCCATCACAAAAAACTTCTATATTCATAACAATTAATCAATTCTTACATTGTATTTTGTAGAATTAGACTTTGCTAAATTAACTATATTTTCTTCTTGTTTTGAAGAAGTAATTTGTATTGTGTAAGTTAAAAGATATCTAATTCCATCTAACTCCACCTGCATTGGAAAGTCTAGTGAGTTTCTTTTTTCTGAATAAAATTCTTTTGGCTGAGTAACACCTTTGTAATATCCTATAAACATTTTATCTCCTGCTTTAGTAGGTTGAGAAATCGTCTTCGCTGTAATAGCCTTTTGATTCTCTAGCTGAGGCTATCTGCATGGATTGAGCCTTATCCATTAATTTTCTAGCTGACTCTGAAGCAATTCGTGCTGCACTTTCCATAGACTCGGCTAGGTTAACTATGGCTTCACAGGTTACAAGAGCAGCGTATTCCTCTTCTGCGGCTTCCATAGCATTAGCTTCTCTTTCAGCCTCATTCTTTCCTACTCTAGAAGACTTATATATTTTCTTATATCTTCCTTCTACTAGCTTATAGTTAGCTCTAGCCATGCCAGCAAATCTTGCTGCTCTACCATAAACGTTTGATGTCTTAGCAACTAGTGATGCAAGGGCATCCAATCCAAGATCTATTGTGTCTGCGTCTGGTATTTCTATAAAGTATTTTGAATAGCTAGATTTCTCTCCATAAGCCATAACAACTTCTTGAATTTGTGGCCCTAAAAAGTCGGATAAAAGTTCCTGTAATTTAAGGATGGTTTGATTGTTCACTTATTTTTTCCTTTTTTGTGTTTTTCAACATTTAGACTTTTTGCTAAATCTGGATCTGCTTCTTGCACCAGATCAATTAACTTTTCTTTTATTTTAGCTAGATGTTCTCTTACAGTATTTGGATGTTCGTTAATCTTTAAAGAAATCTCACTAGATCTTTTGCCATCAACGTATCTCCATTTGATTAATTGTCTTTCTTGGATTGTTAGTCTATCAAATGGAGGGAATGTTTTCTCTCCGCATAACCCAAAATTCATCTAAAGAATCAGTAGATAATAATTGCTCTAGTCTATACTCTACAGGCTCTGCTTTAAAACCTATTTGCTTTTCTTCTTCTGGATTTTCTGGCGATTCGTCTGATGCTAGAGGGAAAGTCTTTCTTCCTAATTGATCGATTAAAAATGTATCAACATTTTTTTTCAACAAATAAAAGAAATAACTATAAAGGAAACCACTAAAAGGTATAGGACCCTTAGCAGAATCTTTTCTTTCGTATCTATTAATGCATTGGAAGAATGTAGCATCGACTGTTTGTCTTATGTCAGCTTCTTCTCCATATCTTCTTGCCATATATTGTATACCTCGCATAACCTCTGTTACATGCTTGTAGCCAGCGTTGTTTAGCTTGTTTTTCATTAATGCAAATCTAACGTATGAGTCTTTTACAAAAAGCGATATAAACCTTCTGATATCATAGTCACCTACATTATACCTTCCATGGTACAGTAGAGCTACGTACTTAGAAAGAAAGTTATTAAAAACTTTTAAAAGCTCTTCTTGTGCTTCTGACGATCCTGATTTAGCTCTCGCTATGAGCTCTTGCATTTCGTTCTCTTCTAGAGAATAATATTGTTCTTTATATGCGGCCATTTATTTACCTTCCCAGTATAATATGCTATTAGAATATGTTAATCTTATGTCTTCATAAAATAATATTGTTGGAACCTCTAGTTCTTCAAAAAAATTCTTTGCGTCCTTTGAGTATTTACTTATAACGCAAGTTAGTTTTTCAAATTCTTTTGGATAATATCTTTTAAATCTTTTTAATTTTATTTTACTTTTTTCATCCAGATAACCTTTTACCTCAACCCATTCATCTGTTGTTGGAAAATAAAAATCTGGAGTATAACCCTTTGTTCCGCCTCTTTATGGGAAAGCTAAAAACAGTAGGTTCAAATTCAAAAACTATTTTATATAGATTCAACACTCTTACAAAGTTAGCTTCCCAGCTGGATCTAACATTTATATTTATATCTTTCCTGTAGCCGCTCTTGGTATTTTTGTACGCATTACCTTTTTTAGCTACGGGCTTTTCATCTTGTTCAATAATTTCTATATCAATTTTTTTCTTTGATAGATCTTTTAAGTCGGGAGTCTTGCGCAACTTTGATCTAGATAAAAAAAACTGTTCTGACTTGACAACCTGTGGGTCCATTGTGATATCCTTTACTTGTCAAAAAGTATTACAACATTATACTTTAAACAAAAATAAAAAACAAACCATTCTTACGATATTTGTAAGAATTAACACGAAAGGTCAAAAATGACTACTTCACTTCAAACCATCATTAACAGCGTTCACCAGACAGTTTACGAGAATGTTCTCGCTAACTTAGAGGAGATCGGAATCGACCGTGACGAAGCAATCAAGCTTGTCAATGAGATTGATTCAGCAGAGGTTTTGAATCTTTCAGACTTTTAATCTTTAAAGTCTAGAAAACCCCCTCTTCCTTGTGGAGGAGGGGGTTTTTTATTGCCTATGCTCTTGCGGATTGTTTATTTCTAAAAACTCCAGTTGGACATGCGCCTGTTTTTGCGTGGTCGCACCAACTGCATAATCTTGAGTTTCCTGTTGCTGTAAAATTTTGATCTTTAATAATTAAGTTAATATTTTTTATTAGCTTTTCTTTTACGTTCTCTATATCTTCTTGAGAGAAAGTATGTCCCTTTTTTCTTCCAGATCTTAAGTAATGCAGTTCTGCATAGACTTCTTTATCCGGGAAGATTAAAGAGGCTGCAAGGGCATATATTCCTAGCTGAAGGTTATTGGGAACTTCTTTCTGTGAAACTTCCCACTTACCAGTCTTATAGTCGATGATATGAACACGGTCATCATATAGATCAATTCTATCTATGTATCCCATTATGTGGTAGTTGCCAATTATAAAGCTAAAACCATATTCTTTTTCATAAACGTCAAAAGAAAAATCTGAATACTTATCATAAAATTCATCTATGATTTCTTTTCCAGCAGAGATCAATTCATTTGATATCTTACCTTCTGGGTCATAAGATAACTTATGCTCTTCATACTTTTTAACCATCTCATCATGGTTTAAATTTGAATCTTTAGATATAGTATCTTCTAATACCGAGTGAACTATATTTCCGCAGCACTGCTGGCTCACTAAAGAATCTTGGTTCCTTTTTAATGTAAGTAAAAAAATACTTAGAAGGACATTGTAGATAGCTATCTATTCTTGAGTAGGAGAAATCTACTACAGCTAACCTTTGAAGATCATTTAAATCTTCATATTTTTTAATCTCTATTGCCATCATTCCCACTTACTTCGGGATCATATACTATGTTCCCATCTTCATCGTATTCTTTGCCACATTCATCTATCGTGTGGTTATTGTATTTATTAAGATAAGATCCTTGACCCACTGGTATCCAGCCAGTTTCACCTATCTCCATAAAGTCATCTTCATTGTATGGCCACATGTTCCCCATCCACTTTAATTGTGCATTCGCTAAAAGATTCTATATTTAAATAGTAATTTAAAACTGAATATAAATCATTTAGCTCTTGCTTGCTAGCAAATATGCCAGCTATTCCTGATTGAATAAAAAACCTATCTTCATCCACATGTATTCCATTTGAATATTCAATTAAGGTTATATTATTTTTTGTGATTCTTCCTGTTTCCATAGCTGACATTTAATCCTCGTCTACAATCGTTATAGGGTTCCATGTTGGATCATTCATCTTTTCTCTCATGTCATTAACATAAGAGTCCCAGTCTCTTTCATCCTCAGATTTATGCTCATATTTAACCTGACCTTTAAATGGGTTTGATTTAAATCTTGTAATGATCAATCTTCCCTCTTTTGTACGCCATCTTAAAACACCATTTCTGCAGTCGCAGAAATCCTCTGAATGAACTTCAATAACCCCTCTGGGGTCAAATCTACCGCTACATCCATTGCACTTTGAATACCTACCTTTGTCTGCACATCTAGAACAAGACGTACAGTATCTCCAGCAATCTCTTTCTGCTGGGTTTTTAAAGCTTCCATCTGCTGGCATTATTTCTCCAATTCAATTAAAGAATTTACTAGTGGTATTATCTTCGCTGAAGACAATACATTAAATTTATATACATATTTTTTATTTAAATCTTTTATATGTAAAAAGACAGGACTATTTCCTTTATGTGATGAAATTATATCATATATTTTTTTAAATGTTAAGCTAGATATGTTTTCTGGAAACTCAAAAAATATAGGCTTTCCCCCAGAAAAGGTTTTTGTTTCTACTTTTTCACAAGAGTTATAGAATATTTTAATAGTTGAGTTGTCTTCTTCTGTTTCTTTATTTAAGAAACCATTTATGATCACTATCTCTCCAGAAGAAAAATAATCATCGCTGATATCCTTTGCTGTCTTAGGGAATATAATTACTTCAACAGAAGATGATATATCTTCTAGATTAAATTTAAACATCTTCTGACCTTTTTTAGTGGTCATTTTTTTAAATGATGTAATAATTCCACCAAGCTTCACAGGGCTTCCTGCTTGACTATCTTGTAGGTCAATTATTTCATGAGTTGTTTTATTCTTAATAACATCCCATATACCTAGAACTGGATGATTAGTAACATATATTCCTAGTTCTTCTTTCTCTTTTTCTAGGATTGAAAGTTCAACTCTTCTACTTGTTTCTATTTCTACTTCTTCAACTAGCTCATCAAATGCCCCAGCGTTGATTAAATGCTCCAGCGTAGACTTTTTAAAGACTGTTGAATCACATCTTCTATAAAAATCTTGTAGGCTTGTGTATAGTTTTTTTGTATCTCTACAGTTAATTATAGACTCTGCTATTGACAAGCCAATGCCGTTAATTGCAGACAGACCAAAGACTATAGAGTTGTCGCCTAAAACCTCAAAATCTATTTCAGAATAATTAATAGATGGAGGAAGAACTTCAATACCAATGCGTCTGCAGTCAGATAAATAAAGCGACTGTTTATCTTTATTACCGACCACCGAGCTCATCAAAGCTGCCATGTATTCAACAGTATAATTAGATTTAAGATACGCAGTAACATAGGAAATCATTGCATAACTAGCAGCGTGTGCTCTGTTAAATCCATAGCCTCCGAAGTATTCAATGTCTGAGTATATTTTATTTGCTTTATCTGTTGATAGACCAGATGTTGTTACGCACCCGTCTACAAACTTTTGTCTAAACAAAGCTATCTTATCCATTAACTTCTTGCCTATAACCTTACGCAGATCATCAGCTTCTGCAGAACTGAATCCAGCTAGCTCTCTAGCTACACCCAAAACATCTTCCTGATAAAGCATGATGCCAAGAGACGGTCCTAAAACTTTTTCTAACTTAGGGTGATCATATTGAACCTTTGATCTACCATGCTTTCTATCTATATATAGTTTGTCCATTCCAGAGCCCATAGGACCTGGTCTATAAAGCGATATCAAAGCCATGATGTCTTCTATGTTTTGTGGCTGCAATTGGACCATTAATTGACGCATTCCTGAAGATTCCAATTGGAAAACTCCTATAGCGTTTCCTTTACCCAACTCTTCAAAAGTCTTTTTATCATCTAAAGGAATTTCATCAACGTCTATATGTATTCCTTTAGTCTTTTTTACAAGCTTTATACAAGAATCTATAACTCCTAAGTTTCTAAGGCCTAAGAAGTCAATCTTTAATAGTCCACACTGTTCGACTCTTCCCATGTCCCATTGTGTGACTACTGGATTGTCTGAACCCTTTTGCATTATGGGGAGGTAGTCAACCAATGGACCTTTAGATATAACTACACCAGCAGCATGGATGCCAGTCTGTCTTACCAGGCCCTCTAAACCAAAGGCTGCATCTACTATCTTTGTTGAATCTGAATCAGAGTTATATTCGTTTTTAAACTCTGCCACTTCCATACACTCTGAAAGATTTTTTGATATACCCAAGACCGGAGGAGGAACCAGCTTGGCAACTTTATCACCAGACACGAAGTCATAGCCTAGGGCTCTTGCAGCGTCTCTTATGGACTGTCTAGCACCTGTTCTGTTGAATGTACATATATGTGCCACATGGTCGTTTCCGTATTTTTCTCTAGCGTAGTTGATGACCTTATCTCTGTGTCTATCATCAAAGTCCAGGTCTATGTCGGGCATTGATTTTCTTCCTTCGACAAGGAATCTTTCGAACATCAAACCAAATCTAATTGGATCTAAATTTGTAATATCAAATGCATACGAAAGCACGCTTCCTGCAGCAGATCCTCTACCCCAGCCAACTCTTATGTCGTTGCTTTTGGCCCATCTAACAAGGTCTGATACAACCAAGAAATACTCAGGAAAGCCCATGTCCTTGACGACTTTCATTTCATGATTAGCTCTAGTTAATATATGTTCTGGAAGAGGATCTCCATATTTTCTCTTTAAGCCATCCCAAGCTAATCTTTCAAAGTAATCTGTTGAAGATTCTTTTGTTGGAATTGGAAAGTTAGGAAAGTGAATCTGACCAAAGCTAAGATCTAAATCAACCATATCGCATACAGTCATTGTATTCTTTAGCCAGTCTTCAGAGAATACTTTAGCCATAGAATCATAAGACTGAAGATAGAACTCATCACCAGAGAAAGAAAATCTATCTGGAGTATTTATAGTTGAACCAGTAGAAACACAAAGCATGATGTCGTGAGCGTGCGCATCTTTTTGGTTTACATAGTGACAGTCTCCAGTTGGAACTATCTTTGCTCCTATTGTTTTAGCTATTTTAACTAGATCTTCAAATATCTTTTTTTGTTCTTTTAGCCCATGATCCTGAACTTCTATAAAATAATTATCTTTACCAACAATGTCCTGCATCTTCTTTGCAGAAGATAAAGCAAAGTCGTAGTCATTTCTAAGAAGTGCTTGCGAGACCTCGCTATTCAAACAGCCAGAAAGTACGATGATGCCTTCGCTGTGTTGAGCAATTAGATCATGATCGATTCTTGGCTTTGCGTAGTAGCCTTCAAGAAAAGATCTGGAGGACATCTTAATAATGTTGTGATATCCAACGTTATTTTGAGCCAATATCGTAATGTGATATGGACCTCTTTGTTCCCATTCGTTTTTTGCAGGACCAGATCTTTCTTCTTCGTCCTTATCGAATCTAGTTTTTCTTGCTTGATAGAATTCTGATCCGAAGAATTGGTTTTACGCCAACAGACTTTCCCGCATCGTAAAAGTCTAGCCATGAATGTATGTTTCCATGGTCAGTTGTTGCCAGCCCTGACATACCAAGAGACTTAGCTCTCTCTAAATAAGCTTGAACATCACCGTGACCGTCTAACATTGAGAAGACAGTGTGGTTGTGCAGGTTAGTCCAGTTTTTCATTAAATTCCTCTTGTTTTATCTATGTTGTCTAGTGAGTTGCTTCTTCTTTCTCTATATGTAATTATGACAACACCACCACAGTACTTACATGGCACGTCTTTACCATCTTGAGCAAATGGGCTTTTGTACATATATTCCATAGGTTGATCAGACTTACATTCTGAGCAGACACCTATTACATCATCTTCATTTCTAATATTGTCAGACATTTGTATCCTTTCTTAAACTTTTATAGGCAAAGCGTATTGGTGAAGGAGAAGATTCTTCATTGCTTTCAACATACTTATCTCCTATTTGAATCCATTTCTTCTTCTTTTCTAGGTGGCAGTCGCCGCATCCAACCCCAACAGAGTTAGCTCTCTCGCAGCTAAATGGTCGACCACCTATACCAAGATCTCTTCTTTTAATCCAGTCATTAATGTGCGCAGAAGACTTTTCATAATTATAATCATTGCACATACTTAGTATACTATGCAAAAACTTAACAGAGTCCTCGTTAAATGTTAATATTGAACAAAGAAATAGTCTTGATTCGTGGTCTAAATGCTTCTTATCTTTTGCTTGTTGGATTATTCTTGCTACAGCAGTGCATCCTTTTACTAAAGCTTCTGGAGTAAATAATTTTTCTGAATCATTTAAAGACTTAAAAGAAGAAGAGCCATGTTTATTAAAATGATCTAACCAATTTTCTGGTTTAGATTTTTCTTCTTCCATGTCATAAGTAAATTGCCTATACCACATATTAGCTTTTGCATCGAATTCAGGCATAGCTATATGGTTATCCTGTTGTTTCTCACAGTATAATTTAATTTCATTCATATCTTTAGATAATAAATCTTTTGAAATTCTATTCTTATAAAGACCAGTATCTTGATGCTTAGACCCTGCGAGTCTCCACATTCTTCTTTGGTCATAGACAGCAAAGTCTAAACCATTTAAATCTAGATCCTTCTTCAATCTGTTTGCTATGTATCTAAAAGTTTTAGACAGACTATTAGTTGGATTTATTCCAAGTGTTATAGCTTCACACTCTATATGGAAACCCTTTTTTCCAGTAAAGTATACAATTATAGATTCTTCTGGAATGTAAGAAGATAGATATTCGTACAGTTTTCTACAATCGTTTAATGATACATCTTCTTCCGAGTTATCTATATCAAAATATAAAGAACCCAATCGGACACAGTTGTCTATGTCTGCCACATCGTAATGCCAGATAGAAGTATACAATCCAGTATTATTATGCTTCTGCCTAAATTCATCCAAATCAAATACACTAATAAATTTTGTATTGCCATTTTCTTTTTGTCTAATAACTCTAGACAATGATGGAACATAAACAGCCATTTCAACCAGCTGCCATTTATTAAGATATTTATCCTCTTCTAATGGTATGATCATTTTATCTTTGCTTCTATATTTTTTTCTGTAATTGGGCCTATTGATATCTTTTTTGACTCATTCATATACTTATTATAATTTCTATAATAAATTGAATCTTCAATAATCTTTTCTAGATTAGAAATAAGATAATGTCTTTTACTTAGTCTTTGTTCTTTTTCCATTTTGGATTTATTAACTCGCTGTCTTCGATGAATGTATGTAGCTTTGAAGCTATATTATCAGATATGTGAACTATATAATCTAAATATGTAATAGGATATGTTTCTGGAATTGGAGACCACGGACCAAGATGACTTCTAATTAGTCTTAATATTGATTGAACTATTTCTTCCCCTAAATATAGCGTTGAAGATTGTGATTCATTCGCAAAGTTCTTATCGTCTTTTTGGCACTGTTCAACTAATCTACCAACTGTATAAGGATGCATTGGATCATACTTGCATCCGTCTCCATCATCCTTTTCTATACCCTTGCAAACATCATGCAAGATACAAGCAGATATAACTATGTCTCTTTCTTCATTGACTAGACTGTATGAATCACTTATTACGCTAGCGACTCTAACAACTCTTTTAGTATGAAGTAGATTACCACCTACACCGTGTTCATCTGCTGGGTGATACTTTCCAGAAAAACTAGAAGGTATATCCCAAAAGTGTTTAGCTTTTAAAAGAACTGATCTAGTAAACGACCTAATGGAATCATCTGTGATCATTTCCAATTCTTCTAGAAGTGGTTTTAATATTTTATTCTCTTCCTCAAAAGAAGAGGATTCAGTTCTCTGAACAAGTATTTCATCTAATATTGACTTAGCCATTATAACTCTCACTAATCCAACCTGCCCATTGTGAGCATGGTTTATCAAAAGGACATTTTTTACAATAAGGTATTAAGTTTCTTTTTGGAACAAAAACCTCTGTATTACCTATTTTATCAAACCAGTATTCGAATACTGTCATTTCATCTTCATCTATATTTTCTTCATTAAATTTTAAATTATTAGACATTAAATCAATATAACCAATTTTTACTTTTGGCATTTTAGATGGGTGTCTATTCTCATAAGCCTTCTTCATAGCACAGAAATCAAACTGGTAGATATGCTTATTTGATTGCTTGTAATTAAATAAGATTTTAGTTACGAGATATTTGCCATCTTCAAAAAGTATTAAATCAAATTTGTCTTCTACGTTTACTTTATTTTTTCCAGGAACAGTATATTCTTCACAAATTGCCATTGGAATTATATCTGAATCTGCGTACTGCTCATAAAATGACAAGAGTATTCCGGCTGCCTTAGACGTTAAACTGGACATGTTTCCATATGCAGTTTCATGTTGTTCTGTAATGATGTCGTACGATGTAGTATCTTTTGGAAACCACATTTTTTCCCATCTATTTAATAATGCAGAATATGATGGTATTATTCCACCTTGTTTTTTAAAGAAGAAAAAATAAACTATATTTTTTATAGTGTTTTCAAATTTTTCTGTGTATATATCTCTTGAATATATTTTCTCTGGAAGTTTTTCTAAGTGTCTATAATCGTATAGTCTTTCGCACATTTGAAAATCTTTTACTGCGTTAACGCTTATACTCGGCATTAATGGAAATCCTTATCATTTAATAAATCGTCTAGAATAGAAGATGACGTATCGTAGGATTCGTCAGTGATTGGATCATATTCTTCATATCTCTTTTTAAAGTCCACATACTTAACAAGTGGTGGATCATAACTAAAGGTAGATCCAGTTATTCTATTCTTGGGTATCTGCAACTGCATTATGTTTTCATCTACTGTTTCATCATCAGTAGCTAAACGCTTTTCTGTAATAAATATTGTAACGGCGCACTTCTGCTGAATAGCTAAAGATCCACCAGTATCAGACTGCTGAACGACTTCTCTTTTTTCTTTCATTCTATTTGAGTTTTCTTGTGCTGTTATGATCATAACACAGTTCATATCTCTGGCTAGCTTTTCTAATCTAACCATCATCTCTTCAAACTCACCCCATCTAGGTTTGCCTTTACCTGCACCTCGAGTAAACATAGACTGTATCGTGTCAATAATAACAACATCTGGCATGTTCTCATTGTGGCCAATAATATCTCTTAACCAAAACTCCAGGTCTTCAAAGTATGGGGTATCAGGATCGTGTCTAACCATTAATCTATCCCCCCATTCTAAAAGTTTTTCTTTAAACATATTCATATGTTCTAGCTTTTGTTCTGCAGACCATTTATGTGCTTCTGAATATACATTCTGACCAATTATTTGGGTCATTAATATTCTTTCCCAGTGGCCTAAAGCTTCTTCGAAGTTAACATAAAGAACCCTATAGCCTACATCAAGCCAGTGATTAGCTAAACACTTTGCAAAGGTACTCTTACCTTTGCCCGATGGTGCTATTACAGCATGAACTGCACCTTTAAAAAAGCCACCCTCATCAGTGTAACCCATTGCTCTATTAAGAGATTTAAATTGCGTCGGAAGAAAGTCTGGAATATCTAAGAGAGACTCTGCCCTAGAAACTATTTCATTACCTGTTGTAACTTTATCTAGTGGATTATAATGAATTTGATTTTCTAGTTCGCGTATTTGAGAAGTAAGCTTCTCTATTCTCTGTACGTCTTCTTGGGTTTTTTGCCCTTTTTGATTTAATATTATCTGCAGCTCTTGTAGATAATTTATTTGCTTTCTTTTTCTAGCTTTATGTTTAATAATTTCAGTAATTGTTTCAGCATTTGAAACTTCCATAGCTAGCAAAATATCAAGCATGACGGAAACGCCAGCGTTGCCACCTAATGCTTCATGTATGTCCGTCTCAGATTGCAGCCAAGACTTAAAGGCTATTGGATCAACTATGTCTAGTTGAGTTGCGGTATGAAAAGATACTAAAGCTTTATAGAATTCATTGATACCTTTATCGCCATGTATGGCTCCAACTATATCTTCTGAAAGATTGTCTGAAAAGTATTTTACTGAACCCTTTTCTTTCAAGCATAGAGAAAAAATTTGATACTCAACTGGAAGCTCCGTATTATTTTCCTGTTCTTCTGTCATTCTTTATTTTTTCCTTGTATGCCCTATAAGAGTTTTTTCGTTTTTCGGATTGCATTTTTTTGCTCTGCTTATAAGCTTCGCTATCTGTAATGCTTCTTTTTTTCTTTGGCTTTTCAATCACTGGGTTAGATCTTATTGCGTCTAACATTCTATCAAAAACTGACTGTTCTGTCAGGTTATCATTATATCTAAATACAACTAAAGCAATTCCATTTTCTTTGCACCAGTCTGCTTTTTTAGAGTCTCTTATTAAAGCTTGCTCAAAGTCATACTTAGAATCATAGAATCTACTTGTGTAATAGAAATGCTGACGACCGTGATACTCAGCAGCCAAAGAATATTTAGGGCAATAAACATCTAATTTGAGTTTATCACCAATGTGAAATTCATTTATTATTTTTTCTCCAGGAAGCAGCTTCTGCATTATTGCAGTTAGTGCTGTCTGTCCTCTTGACATTTTTTTTCTTTTGTCTTTTATCCAAGACAAACCTGAAGAATTAATTTTTTTATTTAATTCACTTAATGAACAACCTAGCTCGTCTGCTATTTGAGACAACGAATAATTTGTTTCAAATAATAAATCAGACAAGAGCTCTAGGTCATCGTGTTCATCTTCTTTGTTGTTTTTATTGCGCATCTTTTGTAGAAGTATTGTAATTCTTATTAAAGTTAACAGTCTTACCAAGGTCTATAATGGACATGTTTAGTTTGTCCCAAATCTTTCCACTTAATGCAAGACCCAAAGAACTACAGTCCATAAGGCAATAATCTACACCACCCTCAAACTCCGCTACTTGTGAGTATATGTCGTCTAATTTCTCGTAATGATTATTATAAGGAACAGTAATTACATTTACCTTAGAGTTCAAAGTCTTATAAATTGTTTTCTTATCATGGAAAGAGACAACTAACACTGGTGTATCTTTAATATAAAAGTTACAGAATGTATCAAATACATCCTTATTATTTAAATAATAATGCTCAAAAAGATTTGAACTATAATTTCTATCACTAGACTTTAAGCCTAATCGAACATGCTTACCTTTTTCTACTTCGTCTACTAGACCAGATGAAAAGTTTTTCATAACTCTTGGGTGATCAATAGCTATAGAATTCATAATTGCTCTAGCGAACATAGATGGGAATGCACCTTCGTTCTTTTTATTTAGGGCAACTATTGAGTATTTAGAAACATTCAAGAATGCAAACTTTTCTTTTGCATCCATCAATTTTGTTAAGTCTATTATTGCTTGCTTTTCGTTTTTCATTTTTGCTCCTATCAAATGCCAAAGCTACCCCAGTTTATAAGAACTGGGTTTTCATCTACTATTGAATTAATGTGGTTTATGTTATGGAATTTTCCACCGTCTAACTGAGAGTATCTCTCATGCTTCATTACCTTGTCGTTATCTTTAATATAACCTAGGTGCTGCATAATTAGTCCAGAGTGAATAAAATAATTTTTTTGTCTGATCCAGTCAACAACATAGGTTGGCTCAGATCCACAAGCTAAAGCTCTATCATAGAATGTTGCGCCAGACATATATCTAAATATTCTTGAACTGTTATTTGGAGCCCAAGCTTTATCTACTCTATATTGAGTCTCGTTCCACATGTGATAAAAGCGAACATTTACAACATCTTTTTCTGATGCGCTTAAGATACTTCTAACATCTGGGTTATCAATATCATTTACATTATAAAGCATCTCATCACAGTCAACTGCCAGGATCCAATCACCCTCGCTTGCGTGATTCTCCAAATTAAGCCACGCATATTTTCTAAGTCTACCCTCATGTTTATTAAACATCTGCATTGGTGTCTTATATGTGTGAGCATATTTGCTAGCTATTTCAATAGTATTGTCATCTGAGCAGTCGTCAGTAAAAACAATTTCATCTACTTGAGTAGATAGTCTTTTTAAAACATCTTCTAAAAATCTATTTGATTCATTACGCCCAACCATTTGAGCGATTATTTTTTGAGCCATGATTCTCCTTGGCTATATATGGAAATGGCGGGGGACTGATGCCCCCGCCAAAACCAAATGAATATTATCAATCAGCGATTTGCTCGCGGGCCTGAATTGCAGAGATTCGCTCTACGTCTACATCCTTGAAGAGAAGCTCTCCAGAGACGCCATTAAGAGTGCGACGATTGCTCTTAGCAAGCTTTTCTGCCTCTGCCATGGTGTTAGCTTTTACAATTGAAGTTGTAGTAACAGTGAAGTACTTGAACTTGTTGTCTGACATTTTTATATTCCTTTTTTAGTTATTTGGATAATGGGTAGATATATATTCTATAGCATCTTGCAGATCTTCTGCAAGTTTTGTTGCCATATATTTCATATATGGGCGATCTTTATTTTGATTAGAGCACATTACGATTGTGGGTTGGCCATTGAGTTTTGCCCAAGCCATTTCAAAATCAGTACCTATGTAAGCTCTATCTTCTAACATGTATTCTACCAGAAGAATATCTGATTTCTTCTGCATGAACATATTTTTTTCAACAATTTCATCTGGAGACATTGTGTCGTCTTCTGGTATAGAAGTTGGATCAAGAATTTTATAATCACGTTGAGATAGCATGAAGGCTGCTTCTTGTCTCCACCCCCTTGCGTAGTCGCCAACATAGTCCATGGCGCCTGCTAAATACACTGTAATGCTCATACGGGCCAATGATACTCTAAATCTGATGGCTCGTCAAAGTATTGAGAGTAATATTCGTAATCTTTTCTAAGAAGATTAGATCTGTGAGATTTATGAAATTCATCGCTGCCAAACCAAGATGGATAAATAAGTGAAGAATGATCAACTGACTCAAATTTCATATTATTATTGTATCCACGATCTATCCATTCTAGAATAGTGTAGTTTTGATACAGCTTTAAAGCTTCTTCATAGCCAGTCCACATACGTGTAACAGGATGATTGCGCCAACCTTTTGTAGGCGTTCTATCCAAAAGGATATTAAGAACTTGGAAAGTTTCTACTCGTTGTTTTCCAAGCCGACGATAGTCTAATACTTTTACTGATTCTATAAAATCAGGATATGGAAGAAATGTTTGCATGGTTATATTGTATCATCTTCCCAATAGGTTTCAAAGTCTTCTTGTGTCATTAAATGATTATCTTTTCCAAAAAAATATTTTCCTACCATCTTAGATTTCCAATATTCTTTTGCGCCAAGAGGATAATTTTCTGCTTCTTGATTTTCTGCCTCTAACTGCTCATTGGCTAAACCATCATGTTGTGCAATAATTATTTCAGCTATAGAAAGATCTGAAGAAAATCTTCTCACATAAACAGGTATAGTTTTTGAATTCCACCATCCAGGTTTGTTTCCTTTGTATAGTGGTAATTTTATAATATTATTATTGCAGCCGATTGTTAGAATTCCATCTTCAGAATGCTCTGCTTCACCAATGTATTCTGCCGGTAATATTTTTATTTCCATTTTAACCTACACAAAAGCTATACCCCCACATAATATGGGGGTATAGCTTTTTGTTTTTCTATTTGTTATAGTCTCTTATGAAATCAGCAGTTACAGCATACATTGATGCCCAAATTGATTTGTCTTTACATACATGATTAATAGACATTCTATCTCCATTCAGGCCGCCCATTTCTTCATACGCAACGGTAGTTAATGCCTCTCCCAAACCTTCTTCAAGCATTATTTCTACTTTTGAAAAAGAATAACCGTTTCTCCATACAATTTTTTGTCCTTCATCAGTATTGATTACTTCAAAAAATTGTCTAATTGCAGCTAACATTGGATAAGCTAAAGCTTCTGCTAAAATTTTAGTAGACAGCGTAACTGATTGCTTATCAATTCCACTTAAAAAGATTAGTTTGTCTGCGTTTGTTTTTTTACTGTCCCATATTTTATGAACAGTGCCCTTAGTATACCATTTTACCGATCTTGCAATTAGGATGTCGTGTAATCTGCAAATGTCGATAACGATATCCTGCATTGCGACAAAGTTTTGCTTTTTATCCTTATGTCTTGTCACTGCTTTTTCTTTACTATTATATGCAGCAATAGGATGAGATCCACCGTTGGGCCACTCAATAATATCACAAGTAGTTAAGACTTTAAGTATGTAAGCTGCGTCTACTGGATAAGATGTTCCGTCTTCACTGCCGGCATTTTGATACCATGCAACCTTTTCTGAAAAATCAGGAAGACCAGGTTTTCCATCTAATGCTTTTTTAAGCCACTCAAAATTTCCTTTTTGAGACTCAAAAGACATTACTAAGTGTTTTTGTGATGTGTTTCTAGCTTCAGTAATTTCTGAATAAAAAATTTTATTTAATCCAGTAATTATTTCTACTTGTACGTACTCTTCTGGCATATGATCCAAGATGTTAGCATTATAGTCTTCTACAATAGAAGATATAATCTTGTAGGTGTGACCACCATCTATAATTGAACCCTTTGTTCCAAAATCAACAACTAAAGTATTATTTTCTGATACATATGCCGTCTCTGCAACTATTACAATTCCACTATTTCTTAAATTAAAAAGTCCAGGAGTAAAATCAGAATACTCAGAATTAACTAAAGAATTTTTTATTTCTTTATGAAAAGCTTTATTTAATTTTGCTTCGCGTGCATTGTTGTCATTAGACATTCCTAACGGGATATTTCTAATCTCTACCGTTAGTCTATGAATTTTAATATCTTGACCTATTTCTTCATTATGAACAGGATTTGATATTGAACTGTGTCTATAGTATTTAATTTCATGTAAATTATTTTTTGTTGACATTATGTCTCCTTTTGTTAGGGCCATGGTTATGGCCAATTTAAATGAGATTTTCTGTTGAAAAACTCACATCTGATATAGTATCAGAAGACTTTTATGTTTGCAATTGTTTAGAAAAATTATTTTTCTTTCTTGAATTCAGTGAACGTTTTGTCACCGACACCATAATACTCTCTAGCCAAGCCAGATGCAACTATATCTGTATTCAAACATGCGCCAGATTCATTCCAAACTCTAGCAAGAACTCTACCATATTTTTCATTTTTATCAATAATTGTTTCAATTTTTACTTTATGATTTGCGGCGGTCAACCATTGATCTGTGAACTCTTTAGCAGCTAAGCCCATTTTCTTTTCTTCTACATTAGAAGTTCTACTCTCTGGTGTGTTGACTCCATAAAGACGCACTCTACCTTTCTTCAAGGTATCAAAACCAAGGTCAATAACAATATCAAATGTATCGCCATCAACTACCTTTTTTACTTCTGCATTATATATCCAAGGATTTAATTTATCTGTCATACTAATCTCTTTCTATTCCCATGTGATCACATGCTTTTCTAAAAATTTCTCTACTAATTGGGAAGTATTTATCTGCCCTACTTACTCCCTCACCAGGTCTAGGAGTTGAAGCATGCCAGCTATGCCCAATTGAAACTGAGCCATCATACACCACATTATAACCTAGGTGTCTTGCAAAATACGAGCACCATGTTTCTTCATAATAATGGGGGGTAGGAAGGAATGCTCCGATAGCGTTTGGATAGATTTCTCTATACTTAGGATGATTAGTCATATCGTCCCAAACATCTCGTCTAACAAAGTATGCGGATCCAGATACTGTAACACAATCTATTTGATCTCTATACAGTAGATCATCGGGATCATGTTGTCTCCACCCTCTGTGCTTTGGTTGAAGATTGGTTCCGACTATTCCGGCGTGTGTTATGTAGCCGTTTTCATCTCTTTGTTTTGGTCCCAATATATGTATATCTGGATTATTGGCAAATATTTTTTCTATATTTAAACAGTCATTGCTCGTCATCCAAACATCACCATTTAAAACACCTACTATTTCAGCGCTGCTCTTATTGGCCATATCATTTATTGCTGCAGAATATCCAATATTGTTTCTTAAATATGTTCTATTTATCCAATATTTATCTTCATTTTCTCTAAGCCATGGAATAAAATCATCTGTTGATTCATTATCTGTAATATAAAGATTCCAATTTTTTACGAGCGCGCCATTTGGACTGTGCATATCTGAATGCAGAGTGTCCAAAAATCTCTGCAATAGTTTTCTAGTATTATGGTTTACCACACAAAGGTCTATCATAGGTCTCCTGCTATCATTATATCAAAAGCTGCTTTTGGAGAAAGTCCATAACCGATGTATTCGCTCATGTCATCAATAGCTTTATTCATTTCTTCACCATCAAAAAACTCTGATAATCTATTTCTATACTGAGTCATAGTTACATTGTCTTTTATTTGCTTTTCAAATTTTTTCTTATTAACTACTTCATATAAAACTACTCCCAGTAGAAGTCCTATAAATATTGGCTTACCATTCTTCATCGTAGATGTCCTCTTGTGGAATATAAGTTTTTTCAATCCAGTCTTTTATAGATAAAGACACATTGATCCAGGCATCTTTTGACGTTTTGTCCTGCTCATTAAAAGCCATTGTTTCATAGACTTCAGCTATGTGCTGAAGTATTTCTATGTCTGCCACAAAGGCTGCTTGACCAGGAGATAACTTTATGTTAATTTTTTTCTTTGACATAATTTATTCTTTGTTTTGTATTTCTTCTTCTGTTAATTTATATAAACAAATATTATTTGAGTCTGGCTCAAAGGTAATAAAAAATATATTTTTATCATCTTTTGATAAGCCTTCTGGTGGTGGAGATTCTAGCGCAATCTTTTGCGAAGAACAACCATAAACTTGACTATGATTATCATATACTACTAAATAATTTAACTTAGATGCTGGCATTCTTTACCTTTATTGTTTCTATTCCTGCCTTGTTCAAGAAGGATTGTATCATATCCCAGTCTGAATAAGACGTATCATTTATGTAATAAATTGTTTTTATTGTACTGTTAGCTATCAGCTTAGCGCAAGAAAAACATGGTGGACCATTTACATATATTTTAACTGGATTAGAACTATAATCCGTATGCAGGAGTGCATTTGCCTCAGCGTGTGTCGCTATGCAGTTATCATATGAAGATCCACTTGGGGAGTTTTGTATGGCTCTTGGACAGCCACCATCTTCACAGTGTGTAAAGTTTTTTGGACCGCCGTTATAGCCAAAACCAACAATGTGGTTATTAGAGTCTATCAATACTGCACAGTATTTTTTCTTTTTACAAGTTGAAAAAATCAATGCTGCGTTTTCGCATAGCTGCATGTATTGAATATCTTTTCTCGTAAGATTATTCATATCAAATTAATAATAATAGTCCAGCCAAAAAAGTAGATATGACAGCTAAAGCAACACTGACGATTTTAGTTCTTTTATCTTCGCTAACTTGATTTAAGAATTGCAGTGATATGCTCCAGTTTATTAAAACTGAAAAAATTAAACATGATAAAATATTATATATCATTTGAGTTTACCAGGCAGTTCATTGAAACAGGAAACTTTGGAAGTATTAATTCATAAATAGCTCTTGCATAATCTTTTATTTCTAACTGAGCGTCTTCTTGTAATCTTTGATTTAGAAACAAACATGCGGATTGCAAAGAACATGACCATCTATATATTACGTACATTCCATAAGCTGGCAGGAATAGTCTAGCTTGCTCTGGTGCGATCCCAGACTCTAGGGCTAGGTTATAATATGCTTCACCCTGTTCAATATATTTAACTAGGTTTTCACTTAAGATTGAACCTGTCCAGGGATCTACAGGACCAGCAGATCCCTGCTTAGAATTCTCAGGAGCCATTCTCCATTCATCTTTAGATGGAGTGTAGAACTCTGGTTCCATAGTGATATATCTTCTAGATGACTCATTCCAAGAGTCCATTGTATGATCAGAGCCAACAACATATTTCCAATGTTGACGAGCAACCATCAATGGAGCCTTGAATTCAAAGGTCATAAACGCATGTCTGAATGGAGACATGTGATTTTCTCTTGCTAAAAATTGAATAAGTCTTGCATCTGATGTAGATAGCTCATAACTTTCTTTAGCGTAAGAAGCTCTAGCAGCATTAGCTATGCTCAGATCTGATCCCATTATATCTACAAGTCTAACATAACCGTTATCTAAAACAGGAATAATATTTTGATCATTACTCATCATATTCGTCGTCGTCGTACTCATCTAGTTCTATATCCTCGTAATCGTCTATATTTTCTATGTACAATTCTACCATACTTGAGTTAAGATCCTCGGACAATTTATATAAATTACCAAGTAATTCAGATATATCATCGCTCACCTTGCAATCGTCATTGATAACCATAAACATAATTTGTGATATACAAGCTATTGCTTCTCCAAGAGACTCCTGGAGAAACGCAAGCTCTTTTACACTCATGTTAAATTGTAGTTCAACTTTTTCTGTCACATCATCCATATTGGTTGATTGAACTATTTCTGAAAAAAGTTCATTTACTTTTTCGTTATCCATTGGATCTTGTGCCATGGCATTCCTAACTACTTAATTGGACATGCTCCAGTTGCGCACTCTAAATCATCTAAAGCAAAGTCTCCAGAAATATCAACATATTGAATATCATTCTTTACCTTTGACTTAAGTTTTATATATGTTTCTTGATCTATTTCTTCGTATGGAGCAAGATTGAATCCATGTTCGCTATGAAGAAGGAAAGAAACAGACTTAACCTTGGTCTTATAATTGGACTTTAGCCAATCTTGTATTTCTGATAATTCTTCTTTTTTATAATATACAGTAACGCTTACGTTATTGTCGGCCCATGTAGATTGTGCCTTAACAACCCATTCTAGCTGCTGTATTGCAGTGAGGTCTTTAGCTAAAGCAGCGTGCTCTGGTGTTTCAGATGGAAACTCAACAACGCATATTGTATGATTTTCTTTTCCATCTAATCCAACATCGTACTGTACCTTATAGCCTTTGTCTCTACAGTATTGAACCAATGGGTCATTGCTTCCCATTCTTATTCTTCTGATGTAGTACTTAGCGTATGCAGGGTGGATTCCTGGAGTTACTCCAGCCAAAAGGCTTAGAGTGCCACTAGGCTTAACTGTTGTCAGTTTAATTGAAGGATTAATACCCAGAGACTTTGACCATTCTGCGTCAAAGGCTTTAAGTTCAGTGTAGCAGTCCGCTACCCAGGAAAGCTGCTCCTCAGTTGACTGCAGCCAACCAGTGATGCCCTGGCCTAGTCTACGATTTCTTGTTATTACATCCATGCTCTTTTTGTATGGGTACTGTAATGTGGTGACAGCTTTTTGTGTCTTGTATAGAAGCTTACTTAAATCGATTAATTCTTCTTTTGAAGTTACATTGGGCAAGAATATTTCAGCTAGGTTACATGGCTCTCCATCTTCAAGACCAATTTCTCCACAAGGATTTGTTCCAATAACCTTTGAGTCGTTTACCTTTTCTCCCAGTCTGCCAAACTTTCTAATAAGGTTTCTATTGATTAGACCATATGGCTCTCCAGAACCATCATAGCCTTTCCAGAACTCTTCAATTATTTCGTCATAGGAGTCTGCATATATCGAGTTATTGGAGTTTGCTCTCCAACCAGGTATGTCACCCTTGCCCCAGTTCTTAGCTCTTAAGAATAAAAAGTCATCTGGATCGCCTATGGCAATTTGTGCTGAACGTCGAGCTGAGCCGGCGACAACTACCTTACCAATTATGTTAGCTATATCAAGAGCGTCTATGGATCTAATCTTTTTTCCAGCTCTTGCATCCAAGATCTTACATATGTCAGCTATACCTTCAATTAAAACCTCTGGTCCAGAAGCTGTACCTCCGAAGGTCTTCAATGGTGCACCAAAGCCTCTAATCAAAATAGTGCTGTAGGTAAAGGATTTACCATTTTCAAAATAGCTGTCTAGAACTTTACCCAAAAGCTCTGACCAACCGAATCTTGAGTCAGGGACAATAAAGTCTGCATCGTTTGTTCTTTCATGCTTAATATAGGAAACATCTTGAACCTTTGGAAAGTCGTGAACGCTGGCTCTCTCTATGGTGTAGCCAACACCACCGCCAAGCATTAGGTGATCCATCAAGAACTTAAAGTCTTCAACCTTAGATATTGTAGTCATCCAGCAGTTGACTAACGAAACTCCACTCATTTTCTTTACAAGAGGGGTGCCTAATTGCCAAAGTGCTCTACCAGCAAATATGCCCTTTAGATTAAAAATGTAATCAAAAAGTCTTTCGGCTTCGTCTTGTGTATAGCCAGCACCTATTTCTTGTGCGCCATTTATTGCTCGTGCAATTGTCTCGTGCCAATATTCTTTTCTTCCCAAACCCTCAATGTCTCTTGAGTAAGTTCTTTTATATACTATTTCCCCCATGCCATTGAATCCCCAAGGCGGTGTCTTGGTTGCGTATCCCTGTATAAATTCATCTGAAAGAATATTTTGGTTCATTTTTTCTCCTTGGTAATTATTTGTTATTAATTCTTTTGACATAGTTTTGATTAACCTTTTGAAGTTCGGTAGTTTTTATTTTAATTAAGCTATCTAAAGAATAGACTTTATGTATCTCTCTTTCAAAGAAATACCCACTTCTCCAGTTAAAAACATCTTGAATATTTTTTTTGTGTTTTACAAACATATTGCAAATTACCGCGCCACCATAGGCTTTTACTAAATTAGAAAATTTTAATTTAATATCTTCTGCGTTATCTTTGTCAATAACATTGCTAGCCTTTGCTTGGTCGTACAACCAGTTAAAAGCTTGTCTAGTTAAAGGCGAAATATCTATTGGATCTATAACACCTAAAACAATTATCTTATTTCTGTTTTCAATAATTTCAATATCTTTTTTTACAAAGTCTTGAAACATTTGAAACCAATCTCTTTCATTAAACTGTGCCCAACCAGAACACCAAAAAAGTAGGTTCTCTGGTAGATCTGGTATAGTAGTCTTCTCTACGTAACTAATCAGTGCTGCACAGCTGATTGATTTCTTTACAAAAAGTTTTCTATCTTCGTTGTTAAGTTTCTTTGACCCAGATATATCCCATAGTCTTAATATGGGTTTTTCCCAGTCACATTCTCCAAGAAATAAATTTAAGTATTTCTTTGCGACGTCGACAGGTATTGTATTATCATTGATTACTTTTTCTAGGTCTTGGATAGACATTGATAATCCTTTATAAAATAGTCAAAACTCATAAAACGTGCTATAAAAGAGTAATCCCGCCCATTTGGGCGGGAAGACTCATTGATGATTGGTGAATCGTACTTAGCCACACATGAAGTATAGCACATGCTTCGTAACGATATAAACTTTTTTATTGATTAAATTCCCCTATCTATACCAGATCTCTGTTGGAGATTTTTTTTCTGATCATCTTTTCAAACAAAAGATGGAAAGTTAAACCTAACCACGCTCCTATAAAAATACTTTGTCCTGATTTGTTTTCTGTATGTCTCCAAAAAGATCTTGTTAATGTTTCAATCTTTTTGGTTTTTATCGCGTAAACATCATATAATACAATGACGCCTACGAGACCAATCCATCCTATAACTCCAGACTTACTTTCGTTTTTATCTAGAACTACAGGTTGATTTAAATACTCAGAGAGCTTTTGCAGATGGTACTCCGTACCATTCTTGAACTTTTTCTCTACCATAATCACCGGTAACGTTTGCTTGACCATAGCCAGCTGTAAATACCTTAGCACTATCTACACCTTGAGCCTCATTTGGTCTGAAAACACCAAACGAAGCAGGTGCTCCTTGAGCTTCTGTTCTAGCTGCGTGGCCTGTGCTAGCGAATATATTAGCAGATGTTACTCCGTCAAATATATAATTGTTATAGCTGTAGTCGCTTGTACGGTCAGCGTGTCCGTAGCCTGAACCGAATACTGCTGCACCGGCTAAGCCCTTGTACTCCATTGGACGGAATCTTGCACCCTCATATGTTGCTGAGCCATCTGGGAAAGTGCCAGACAAAGGATGAACGTAAAGTG